CGCTGAGAGCCCCCTCCGCACTGGTGGGGGCTCTTCGCTATCCGAGGACGATCTGCTGGTTCTCCGACGCCCGGGGCAGACGTGCGCGCCTGCACTCGGGGCACCAGATGCTCTGGTCGCTGCGCTTGGTGTTGCTAGCCACGCGCCAACCGTCCGCTCGGGCCAGCCTGCGCGCGTCACCGGCCTCGGAAGCGAACCCCTCCTCGGGCTCGTGGTACCGACCGCAGGTGCCCTCGCACCACAGCACGTACATCCGTTGTACCGGCATCAGAACCTCCTGCTCTCCTCGCCCGCGCAGGCCGGGCAGTTCTTCTGGGGGTTGGCCAGCAGATCGCCACCACGACAGGTGCATACCTGCGTGTGCTCGGGCGTCTTCGGCTGCTCGTTCTCACTGCTCATGACGTCTTACTCCAGTCGCTACCCCAGTTCGCGTCCGTGGCGAAGGGGACCTCGGGGAAGTGCAGGGCCGCACGCCCCTTCAGCTTCCGGTCCAGCAGCTCGGCGGCTCCCTCGATCTCTACCTCGGGAGCGTCGATAGTGATGGCGTCGTGGACCAGGGCCACGATGTGCCAGTCCCAGCCCTTGTCCTCGATCTCGTCCTGTGCGTCGCACGCAGCGAGCAGGTTGATGTCCGAGCTGTTGGTCTGGGGCTTGAAGGACAGGGCCGAGCGCTCGACGTTGCCCGCGTTCCTGCGCGTGATCACCTCGTGCTGGAAGTGGCGGCCGAACCGAGACACCAGGGGTGTGCCGTTGTGGGCGGAGCGGATGATGTCCTCACGCCACGGACCGACCCTGGCCGCATTGGTGAAGAACATGTCGATGATCCGCTGCGCCTCTTCCAGGGAGGACCCGATCTCACCCGCAATAGCCCGAGCACCCCGGCCGAAGTTCAGGCCGTAGATCACACCCTTCAGCTTGGCCCGCAGTTCCTTTTTCGTGGCGTCGTCGGCCTTGGTGAAGTCCACGTTCGGGAAGACGCCGGGCAGCATCTGCGTGAAGATGTCCACGTCAGGGTTGTGGAACAGCTCCAGCAGGTAGGGATCACCAGACTCGGCCGCGATGACCCGCAGCTCGGCCTGACTCATGTCCACCTGCACGAGCAGGCGGCCCGAGCGGTAGGGCACGAACGGCCGCCGGAGCTTCTTCTTGCGCGGGATGTTCTGGATGTTCGGGTTCTCGCTGGACAGGCGTCCCGTCACCGTGCCGTGGATCTTGAACGTGGTGAACAGGCGCGGGCGCTCGTCCTCCATCACGTCGTTGGCCTTGTCGAGCAGGGCCACGACATACGTGCTCAGTTCCTTGGCCACCCCACGCCATGCCAGAAGCTCGGCGGCGAACTCATCACCTCGGTCAGCTCGGGGCTGCATCACCTCCTCAGACGTGCTCGGCAGGCTGACGCCAGCCGTCTCGTACAGCTTGAGGATCTGCTGCCACGAGCCCGGGTTGAACTCGTACGGCTTCTCGACCGGTTCCTTCCACGTCTCCTTGACCTTCTCCCCAGTCTCCGGGTCCTTAGTCGTCTTGCTGCGTGTGCGCATGACCTCGCGGGTGCGAGGAAGCACACGGTGGGCCATCTCGACCAGACGCTTGCGGCGGCGCTCGGCCTCCATGTCGAGCACTTCGGCCAGCTCGTTGCGGGTGTAGTCCGGGTCGAACCCGATCCCGTGCGGCTCCCGCTTCTGGAAGAAGCGCGAGGCCCGCATGATCACGTTCTCGAACAGCCAGTTCGCCTTCTCGTCGGCACGGATCAGCGGTTCGAACAGCTTGAACAGCTCCCACCCGTACTGCACGTCGTAGGCGTTGTAGGTGTGCAGGTCCGAGCTGTCGAGCACGGCCAGGTTCTTCTTGTCCCCGGCCGCGTCCCAGTCGTCAGCGCCGAGGTAGCGCACACAGAGCTGCTTCAAGCCGTGCTCACCGCTGGCAGGCTGGAGCACGTAGTGCGCCAGCAGGGTGTCGAAGGCCAGGTTCAGCGAGCGCTCGTCCCCACCCAGGCCGTAGCCGAGGGTGGGGAGGTCGAACTTGCCGTTGTGTGCGATGAGCAGGAAGTCCTGCAACACCTCGATCAGCTCGGGCCAGGGCTGGGTGAGCTGGTCACGCGGAATGACCAGCGTCCCCTGGTGGGGGTTGTGCAGCCCCACGCACAGCAGCTCACGCTGGCTGTGGTGGAGCTTCTTGATGTCCCCCTGCGTCTCGATATCGAGGTAGAGCCGGTCATCGCCCGTCACATGGAGCAGCGACCGAAGCCAGTCGATCGTCTCAGACCTGCTGCTTGACACCCTGTGCGAGCCCGTTGGCAGCGCAGCCCTCGTGCCCGTAGTCACTGCGCGTGCAAGGCCAAGCGAGGCCCGCAAGACGGTGAGAGAATCCGACCTTGTCACCATCTGCGCGCACGAAAGCGTGGGGATCATCGGCACGGAGGGGAGTGTCACCCCAGGTGACAGAGTACCCATCCTCCCCAAAAGGATTAGGCAGGTGGCCTTCCGGCCAGCTTCGGGGGTCAGTGACCCAGACACCAGAGAGATTGGCGGGGGTGATTTCGACCACACCTGCCGCACCGCGTGGCTGAGTACGTCCTTCGCGACCGGGGTCACCGGCTCGCTCGACCACAGCACGATCATCGGTTGCCATCCTCGCCTTCTTCAGCATGTTCGACACGTAGGAGGTCGAGACGCCGATCAGTCGAGCAATGACACCAGTGCTCATCCCACCCTCGTAGGCGAGCCTGATATGCTGGACGCTGTACGCCTCGTTCTCATTCTTTTCGCGGAGTGTGTAGAGCAGGTTGACGAGCTGGGCGGGGTCGAAGGCCCCGCCCATCTTCGTCTGTCCGGTGTTCACCTTGATGCCCAGCCGAGTCAGCATGGAGCGGTGGACACCGAAGATCTGTGCGATGTGGGTGGCCGAGAAGATGCCGTAGGTGGCCAGCTTGCGCATGGCGAACTCGCGCTCTTCCCGAGAGAACTTGGCCGCACGCTCGTAGGTGTTGACCGCGTACTCCAGGTACGCTTCACGCAGCTCGGAGTCGATCTCGAAGCGACTGACCGCGTTGCCCTTGCCGTTACGCACCTTGCGGATCGACACCAGCGGCATGTCTACCACCCCAACTTCCGGATGACTCGTGTCCCTTGAGAGTACTCAATGGAGATGCGATTACCGTACTCCAGGGCCTCGATGATCTCACCGAATTCCTTGGGACGGAAGCGGGAGCGGACCTTGTTGTACGCCTTGGCGTAGGTGACGACCTGGCTGAAGGTGGCCAGAGCCTCCTCCACCTCCTCCTGTCGCTTCGCCCACTCGCTCTCTCGTACCTTACCAGCCAGCAGCAGCAGGTTCTGGAACCAGTCCTCCGCGAACGTGATGGCCTTCAGGACGTGCCGCATCTGGACCTCGTCCTTCTGCTCGGCCATGGCCAGCACACAGGCCACCTTCAACACGCTCTTGGTCAGTCGGTCGGTGGTCGGCTCAACCACGGCGGCCAGGTCGTGTCGCTCAGCCTCGTTGCCCGCGTCCCAGATGAACTGGTTGTAGCGCTGCCAGGCTCGATCCTGCACACCGATGGGCACCTGGCTGCCGGGCTTGGTCATCCCCTCCCAAAACATCCGGGCCTGGGCGATCTCGGCCACGATCTCCTCGTGCTCGATGTCCACCACAGCCGTGAGGGAGGGTGCGCCCGAGCCCGGCTGAACGAACCGCGCGGGCTCGTCCATCTGCTGCATGTACACCGACTCGCGTGTGCGCTTGGGCGGCTCGGCGTACTCGAAGAGGAACCGGGCCAGGAAGCCCGAGCCGAAGTCCCGCAGCTCCAGGACCTCGGTGATGTCCTCGGTGATGCCGGAGAGGAACATGTTGAACGCGGTGCGTGCCGCCTTCGTCTTACCCGAGGTGGCCCGCAGCCGACCGCGCACACGCCCGTCGTACAGTTCCGTGAAGGTCTCCTTCAGGCCGGACATGTAGCCCTTGGCCCCGATCTCACGGAACATGCCGTGGACCTCGTCACGGTTGTACAGCTTGGACCGGCCCGGGTCGTCGGCCAGTTCGATGGTCAGGCCCTCCGCCGTGGCGTCCGAGCCCAGGTCGTACTGGTAGTAGTCGCTCTCCAGCGCCTCGATGGTGTCGAGCATGTAGTTCCTGGCCGTGGACTTCCGGGAGCGGGTGGTACCGCCCAGGATCATGAACCAGAGGTTGAGTCCTCCCATCTTGAAGCGCGTGGCCGGGTAGGCGAAGTCCGAGAACACCGTCGAGAGCACCGTCAGGATGCCCGCGCGCTGGTACCCCTCGGCCGCGTCCGTGCGCGAGCGGCCCCAGGCGATGTAGCGGTCCACGATGGTGTCCATCGGCACCGAGTGCCGTTCCTGTGCGGACAGGAAGTGGGTACCGCCGAGCAGGCTCTGCGTCGAAGCCTTCTGTACCTCGCCGCCGATGACGGGGTGAACGTCGGAGAGGTCGATCTCCATCGCCCGCAGAGTCTCCAGCTCATCGAAGTCCAACTCGGTCTTCGGCGGCTGGTTCTTCGGATCTGCGTACGCCTTCTGGAGTTCCTTCCAGAAGTCCTCCTGCGGACGGCCGTCCTGCTCGTACTTGTTGCAGCCCGCGTTCCAACCCAGGACGAACGCGGCCTCGACGGGCACACCCTGTCGAGACAGCTCGCTCAGGAAGTTCCACATCAGCTCCGAGCGTGTGCGTCCTCGGACGGATTCACCCTTGAGTACGCGCTTCTCGTAGAGGTCGCGCATCTTCGGGCTGCCGCTCAGGTACCGCTCGGCACGCTCCCGGTCAGGAAGCTGCTGGGGGTCGGGCATCGGAAGTTGCGGTACTTCCGAGTTCTTGACCTGCACCGGAGGGTAGATCTCGTGGATGTTGGCCAGGGTGGTGAAGCTGTGGCTATTGAGCACACAGGTCACCGTCCACGGCGCGTCCAGGTGGGGCTTGTTGTTCGTAGTGCCCGGGATGCGCAAGAGCTGGCCGATGTCCCAGCCGCCCGTGTCACAGCCGTCGATGGCGTGTGCGTGTGCGATGCGTCGAGACGCCTGAGCCAGCTTCTCCGGGTCTCGGCAGTCGTCGTCGCCCTCGATCCTCCAGTAGAGCTGGTAGCGCCCAGGGCTGGACTCCACGATCAGGGAGGGCTCCAGCTTGAAGACCTCCGGCCCGGCCTCGTCGGCGTCGGCGTAGGCCACCTTGCCGATCAGGGCGTTCTCGGCCTTGCGGTTGTCCGGGGTGTCGAACAGAGTCGGCACCACGTACAGGTCCTTGTGCCGGTTGGTCAGCACGTACGCGATGGCGTCTTCACGCTGCTCGGGGTACTTGAAGAAGACGTTCTTCTTCGGACCCTCGCCGTCACCCTCCTTGAACCGGCCGTCGCCAGAGAAGCTGGCGATGCACATGTACCCGGTCAGCCCGTAGAAGATGATGTTGAAGAAGCCACCGGCCTTGATGGGTTTCAGCGTTGGTTCCATCCGTGTCCTTCCAACGAGACGGGCCGCACACCACCGTGTTGGCGGCATGCGGCCCGGGGGTAGTGCTGTCGAGACTAGCTGAAGAGGCCGCCGTCACCGGACGCGAACTCGTCCAGGCTCGAAGAGTCCCCCTGCTTCCCGATCAGCTCGTCCAGCTTCTCGGTGCTCATGTACGCGCCCAGACGCTCGTTGATGAACGGGTTGCCGTCGTCGTCGGTCCGGTCGCTCTGCTCGTGCTTGGAGACCTTGGCACCGAGCACACGGCCCAGCAGCTTGGTCTTACCGGGAACCTTGAACTGGGTGCGCTCCCCGGCCGCCGGGGGCTTGGGGGTCTCGAAGCCCAGCGCCCTGAAGATCTTGAAGGCGGTGAAGAACGCGCCGCTCCAGAGCGGGGCGTAGACGTCGAACTGACGGCCCTTGCCCTCACCCTCGCCCAGCACCTTGAAGGTGAACTTGTACATGGGCTTGCCCTTGTTCGGCCCCTCCTTCTTGACCGGGGTCAGCTCCACGTCGTAGACCGAGAGGCGCAGCAGGGTGCCGATCGGCAGCAGCTTCCGGCGGGTGCTCAGGTCGTCCTCGGAGAGGTCGAGAACGAGGTCATCGTCCTCGCCAGCCGCGCCGTTGATGTTCGCCAGCTCGTCGTCGGTGTTCATGAAGTCGCTCATCGTGTTCTCTCTATCTCTCTTCGTGTTCTTCGGAGTGCTTGGTTACTGACTAAGGCTGTTAGCTGTTGATGGCCTGGAAGATCTTGGTCATCGACGGGTTGTCCATGACCGGCGGCAGCTTGCCGAACCGGTCACCCGCGATGAGTCCCGCACCTCCGGCGAACCGGATCGTGGGGACCGCGAGCTTGGTCTCCTTGTCCTGCGTCATGGAAGTGTAGCCCACGACCGAGGGCACGCGGGTCACCTCGTTCTTGGACTTGTTGCCCTGCATCAGCGGCTCCATGATCTGCCGCCCCAGGTCGTCCTGGGTCACGTCGGCGTGCGCCGTGATGATGGTGGTGAACGGGGCAGCGTGGAACGCCTCCAGGACCTTGCGCATGTGCGTCCAGATGACGTCCCAGTCGGAGAGCAGCATGCCGCGCTCGCCCATCGAGTTGTTGGACTTGGCGGAAGGCTGGTTCACCGCCTGCATGCGGATGATCTCGTCCTTGAGCTGGACCTGAAGGGAGTTCACCGGGTCCAGGATCACCGTCTTGTACTCGTCGGGCTGCTTGAGCAGCGCGTTGAGCACACCCTTGGACTGTGCGTAGTTCTCCGTGCGGTACACGTCCACGTCGGGGAACCGGGTGGCCCCGACCTCGGCCGAGCCCTCGAAGTCCACGATGGCCACGGGGGACAGTTCCTTGACCAGACTGGCCGACATCGCCAGCGAGGTCTTACCCGTCTTGCCCTTCCCGTAGAAGAGATAGGTCGGGTTCTTGGCCAGGTCCCGGGGCGACTGCATCTGCACACCCAGGTTGTCCGGCAGCTTCAACGGCACTTCAGTACCTCCTCCCGCAGTCCCAGCAGTCTGGGTCCTGCTCCAGCTTCATCAACTCACCGGCCTGGACCTTGGCCCAGACCTCCTCCAGACGAACCAGGGCCATCTCCGCCACGCCTCGGTTGTACGGGGCGAAGCACTGCCAGGTGTCGTCCAGGTTGTTGCTGTCCCGGGGGATGAAGTTGATCCCCACGTCCAGCGGAGGGTTGTCCGTCTGCTGTTCCACACCAAACCCGTACAGGTCCGTCTGGAAGACGTACTCCTCGGGCACGCCCTTGAGCTTGTAGCTCCGCAGCTTGGCCTTGTCGGTCGTCTTGTGGTCCACGACAGCGACATAGCCTGAGACGTGTGCGGCCACCAGGTCCACGTGGCCCTTGATCATCCCGTATCCGGCCAGGTCGTAGATCGGGAAGCTGCCCTCGATGACCAGAATCCACTCACTCGGATCAGCCACCTGGGCCAGACCCACCTCCATCTGGTGGTGTGCGCCTGTACCCAACCACGCCTTCAGGCCGAAGCTATCCCGCAGCTCGTAGCCCTCGGGCCGGTACTGCGGGTACATGTTCGTGAGCTTCAAGCCCAGGCAGAAGTCACAGCGGTAGCCGAGGTCCGAAGGCCCCACCATGCGCTGCTCGTCTCGTGCGGTACGGGCGGTGATGGCATCTCTCAGCAGCTTCTTGAGAGCCATCCGCCCTTCGTCACGAGTCATCGCCACCCGTCAGGTGTGGGGCGATGAACTCCTCCCACGCCTTGGCCCGCATGATGCGGTACGCCTGCTCGTGGCCGGAGGGGGGCATCGCGTCCCAAAGGAACGGAGGCATCTCGGTGCCGAAGGTCACCCGCATCTCGTCCGGGTTGTCCCGCTCCGTCTCTCCCTTGTCCTCGTTGATCCACGGCGGCCGGGTCATGGTGACCACCAGGTCCATCGTGCCCTCGTCGCCCACAACGGGGTCTACCTTCCAGGACTCGACCCACGCCAGCATCTCGCGCTCGTCGTCCGTCAGCTCGATCTGTTCCATCGCTCCACTCTCTCATGAGGGGAGGACAGTCCCGCGTACGGAACCGTCCTCCCCCACCCCACCCCGCCAGGTGGTTACAGCATCGACATTAGCACATCCGGCGGGCTACTCCTCGACCAGCTCGGGCGCACCCTTGTTGGTCTCGGTGTCCACCTCCCACTCGTCCAGGTCGATGCCCCGGTCCTGACGCCAGCCCGCGCAGTGGGCGCACAGGCCCCCCGGGTCACCGCTCTCCCGCTCGATCCTGGCCTCGGCCTCCTCGGGGGAGTCGGCCGTGACCTCCACGTAGCCCGAGGCCCACGCCCTGAACCACTGTCGGTACTTCGCCATCAGCTCTCCTTCTCGGCCACCGAGCACGGGTGGCAGTTGGTCCTGTGTGTGTCGTTGGCGCACGGGAACGGGGTGTTGTGGTTCTTCATCGAGTGCCCGCAGGCCACCAGCCCACAGAACTCCGTGAACTCCTGGCACATGCAGTGCGTGTCCTGGCACGCCTCGTAGAAGTCGCTGTCCGCCTCGTAGTGGTGGCCCCTGGTGTGTGCGCAGTTGCCGCACACCTCGGCCGCCCGCTGTGCCTTGACCTTCTCGTCCGTAGCCTCCCGCAGAGCGACAGACTCTCCGAGGATGGCCACGGCCAGATGGGGCGTTTGGGCCGCCAGCGCCCGAGCGATCCGCTCTACCGGGATCGCTATTGGCACTGTGACCGTACCATCCGGCAGGCCCGGCACAGCCAGGTCGGTCTCGACCACGACCTTGGCGGAACGCCATTCGTCGGTGTCGATCTCCTGGGCCAGGGACTTGACCAGGTACTCGACCAGCCGCGTGCTCCAGTCCACGTCAGCCATGCCTCGGTCCACGTCGATCAGGAAGTCCATGACTTCCTGTCGCTCGGACTCGCTGCTACCCGAGTACTCGATGGCCGTGGCCACGTCGTCCAGGTCGATGTCTACGCTCAGACCGACCATCAGTCCTCGTCCTCCACAACCTGGATACCCCGAGGCAGCTCGGCCAGGTCTCGCAGGTCCTGGCAGCTCTGGGTGTAGCGAGCCAGCTCGCTGGCCAGGAACACGATGTTGCTTCCGCCGTTCGGGTCGGGGAAGCGCTCGAACCTCTCCAGCTCCTCACGCAGTCGGTTGATCCTCGCCTTGATCTGTCCGGTACGGCGCTCGATCTGCTTGAGCAGCAGGCGTCGGTTGTGCTCGTCGTGGTCGATGATCACTGACCGTTCCTCTCGTTCAGTACGGTACGAGCCGCGTGCTTGTCCTCGCGCGTGGTGCCGGAGTCCTTCAGGATCTTCTCCAGCTCGGGCGTGGACTTGTGCTCCTGCGTCTCCTTGCGCAGGCGGTCGATCAGGCTCACTTCTGGTGGTTCCTCCTTACCTCTCGCATTGCCTTCCACAGTTCGTCTTGCGCCTGCTGAGACTCGTCAGTGTGGAAGGCGTAGTCACCCACCGGACGTACGCACACATCCCGGTCGTAGGGGTCCTTGCCGTACCACTTCAGCGCGTCCTCGACCTTGTCGAACACGTTGAACAGGTTGCGCCTGTCCTGCTCGGCGTTCACCCCTGTGAACGTCACGTAGACGATCACTTCTGGTGGTTCCTCTCGTCGTCCCGGGCCACGGCCTCGTCCACGGCGGCCTGGAGCAGGGCCTTGTCCCCGTTCTCAGCCACCTTGACCAGGTCCTCGTCGTGCAGGTCCTTGAGGGGTCGGTTGTCCTTCACTTCTCACTCCTTGTAGTTGGGAGGCAACAGTACGGTGAAGCCTCCGCCCACGTCTCGGGGCACCAGGTCTTCAGGGTGGTACTTCTCGGCATCCTTACGCGCAGGTGCGGCTACCGCACGCTCTCGATGCTGTAGCTCTGGGTCTTCCAGTACGTCAATCAGGCGATTCAGACGCAGGATCTCGTTGATCAGATTGTTCTTGGACCAGCGCTCGTACATATGGCGGTAGGTCACAGCACACCGTGACGGAACAGCATGTCCAGAATGAAGTACGAACCCACCACCAGCACGGCAACGATGACGATCATCGCCTCGGGCCACTTGGTCTCCGACACTTCTCACTCTCCTCACTCGGGCTCGGTCGGCCCGGCCCGGCGCACACCGAGGGGCAGTGGTGTGCGCCGTACCCGTCCTACCGAACGGTACGCAGCAGCGTCATCAGTTCCGTGGTGTTGATCCGCAGAACCTCCTCGGTCACCGAGTCGGCCAGCAGGGCGGTGCCACGCGAGGGGATGGCGTGAACACCCACGCACTGCTTGGTCCAGTCGGTGTCGGACTTGCTGCTCTTGGTGAAGGTCAGACCCTGGGCCTCGAACGTGTGCTTCATCCTCTACTCCTCGGTCTTCCAGATGTAGCGGGTCACCTGGACAGGGACGACCCGGTGCCACACGATGAACTTCTGCCCCTCTTCCTTGCGCTCTTCCCAGATCGGATCGTCCGGGTAGGAGACGTCCACGAAGGTGGTGAAGTATCCGTCGTGGGGCACACGGATCACGAGCTGGCGCTGGTCGCCGTGCTGGAGCGCGCCGATGAGTCCGTACCCGTCCTCGGAGTACTTGTACTCGGCCAGGTAGGGCGGCTTGTCCATGTCCGTGATGTCCGGGAGCTGCCAGCTCCAGAACTTCACCGATTCCCACGCGATCAGCAGCTCGTTGTCGCTCATATTACACACTCCTCACTGTCCTCCAGCGGAGGCGGCGGGTGTGCGTCGGGATCAGGGACGCACACCACCGTCACTGCTGTGGACGGCGCAACTCCAGCAGCCGGGCCAGACGGGTGACTGTGTCGGCGGGTGCTTCCGTCCCGTCTTCGGTCACCTCGTAGCAGTCCAGGACGATCTCGGTCACCTCGTCCAACAACTGCTCCGCGAACTCTGCACGCCTGGTCTCATCGACCTTCACGCGCTTCGGCTTGCGGTGGCGGCCCATGTCACAGGACCTTGAACCCGACGCGCGTGGTGTCCGGGTAGGTCACCTCGCGGTAGTCGTCCGGAGACAGCGCCTTCTTGGCCAGCGAGCCGTCGAGCTTGGTCACGCGGATCTTGGCCAGCTCCTTCTCCGTCAGCAGCTCCTCGGCCAGCTTCGGGTCGAACTTGCGGGGGTAGGTCAGCGTGACCTCGATGCCCGAGTCCGTCTTGATCGCCGTCTTGGTGCCCTCGAAGCGGCGGCGGATCTCGTCCTTGTAGTCGTCGGCCTCCTGCTTGGCCTCGTCCGCCCGTGCCTTGGCTCGGGCCGCCAGGGTGATCAGGGCCTCGTCGCTCAGGTTCTGTACGCTCTCGCTGCGGTCCATGTCCTCTGCCTCATCTCTCACTAGTTGTAGCTGTTCAGCGGGTTGTGCGCGTGCCCGGCCGCCTGGAGCAGCGTGATCATGGCGTCGTAGGTGATCTCAACGGGCTCGTCGTCCAGCGCCTCGGGGATCACACCACCGCACCAGCAGTTGCTGTTGGTCAGCAGGTCCTGCATGGTCAGCATGGTGACGAACGCTCGCCACATCCCGACCCTCTTGGTCCCGCAGCCTGCGCGCTTGACCACGAGTACGGCCAGTTTGCCGCCCGCGTTCTCCCGCTGCTTCTCGGCGTCGGCCAGCCACTGCTTGATCTGGTTGCAGCTCGCCTGCTCGGCGGCCTTGCCGCTCTTGATCTGGAACACAACACCCCGTGTCCCGGTGATGTCTCCCTTGTCGTTGATCCCGTACAGCACACGGGGCTCGGCGTCGGGGAAGGCTCCCCGTTCCCGCAGCCGACTGGCCGCAGCGTTCTCGCCCTCTCGTCCGATGCGCTTGGGCTTGTTGACCATGCTCTCCTCCTGTGCAGGCGGTTCTCGATCCCAACAGACGGGTCCGCCCATGCACACGAAGCTGCTCCCTGCGCAGTATCCATCGACGCTGCGTGGGTCCACGCACGTGGTCACGTCGTCACTCGTCCTCTCAGCTTGGCCAGGGCGTCCGTGTGTCGGTCCACCTCGGCGTCAACGAACCGTGACAGCTTGCGCGCGTCGATGGCATCGCTGACCTGCCCGGCCTTCATGTCCGGTGTGACCTCGATGCCGAACTTCTTGGCCAGTCCCGCCTGCTTCTCGCTCGGCTTGCGCTTACGCCACGGTGCGTCCTTGTTGTCCCAGTCTCCTGCCTTCGCCTTGGCGATGCGCTCCAGTTCATCACGCGCCACGTTCAGCGGGGTTACAGCGGGGTCCTTGGGAGGCTTGCTGGCGACGCCGTCGATGATGACCCGGGCGTGGTAGGTACCCTCGGTCACGCCCGGCACCAGGAAGTAGGCCCGGCCGCCGGACACGATGAAGGGGTAGCCCTTCTTGGAGAAGACCCAGCGGACGTCGGACATCGCGGCGAACAGGTCGATGTCCTTCCAGCCGCCGACGACCAGGAGTTCCTTTTGGATCTCCATGCCGACCTCGGTCTCGGCCGTGACCTTGACCTCGGTCTCCTCTTCTTCCTCGTCCTCCTCCATGTAGGTGTTCTTGGTCTTCTTGGCCTTGCCCGTCAGGTCCACGATGGACGCCAACCTGTGCCGGGTGGTCACACCCGTCACGTCCAGGATGAGCGCGTCCGTCTTGCCCGCCTCGGGAGCGGGGCGGAGCACACGCCCGGCCATCTGGATGTACAGGCCCGGGTTCATCGTCGGCCGGGCCACCACCAGGCAACTCACCTTGGGCTCATCGAACCCCTCGGTCAGCACCATGCAGTTGACCACGACCTGGATCAGCCCAAGGTTCAGCTTGCGCAGGACCTCCCGCCGCTCCTCGTCCGGCATGTCACCCCAGACCGTGGCGGCCGGGATGCCGATGTCGTTGAACGACGTGGTCATGGCGTGTGCGACTTCCACCGTGGGGCAGAAGACGATGCCCGGCCGGTCGCTGGCGTACTCCTGGTACGCCTTGGCAATCTCCCCCATGGCGTCGGCGTCCAGCATGAGCTGGGCCAGGCTCTTGGCGGTGAAGTCACCGGCCGTCTTCTTGGCCTGGTCCAGGTCCATGCCCGGCACCACGACCTGCTTGGCGTGTGGCTTGACCAGGAACCCATCGCTGATCATGTCCGCGATGTCCCGGGTGTAGACCACGTCCTCCCAGACCTTGGCCAGACCACCCTTGTCCCGGGTCATCGTGGCCGTGAACCCAGCCACAGGGATACCGCCCTCATCGAAGCCGCCGTAGTGCCGCAGCACCCGCTTGTAGCTTGAAGCCGCTGCGTGGTGTGCTTCGTCCACGATGATGGCCTGGATGCCCTTGATCTGCTCGGCCCGGGGCAGCGTGGTGCAGCGCGAGCACGTGCGGCACCGTCCGAGCTTGTTGCCATCTGCGTCTGTCTTCTGGTTGGGGCAGGGCCGTTGCCAGCTCAGCGTCTGCACACTGGCAACGACCACGTGAGCGTTGTCGTGGTCGTTGCGACTGCCCTTGACGATCCCGACCCGCAGGTGCGGGGAGACGGCGCGGATCTTGTCGGCCGCCTGCTCCAGCAGCTCCTCACGGTGGGCCAACACGAGCACACGCGCGATCCGGCGTGTGCGTCGCAGCTCTCGGATCAGGTGGCTGAACACCACCGTCTTGCCTGCCCCGGTCGGGAGGACAACAGCGAGACGCTGCCCGCCGTTGTCCCACCCACCGAGCAAGGCGTCGATCGCTGCGCTCTGGTACTCGCGCAACTCGAACGCCATGGTTCAGCCCACCACCCGGGCCATCATGTCGTACACGCGGGCCTCGGCCTGCTCACGGGAGAGCCCGTACTGCCAGCTCTGCCGCTCGCTCTCGGGCGTCTTCGCCCGCGCCCGCGCCTCCAGGTACTCCTGGAGTTCCATACGGCTGCCGGTGTACAGATCGTCCCGGCTCTTCAGGTCCTCGAAGGGCGACGGGCACGAGCACCCGGCGTGGCTGGCCCAGAACAGGACGTTGGAGTTCTCCTCGTCCCGCCACACGGCGGTCAGGTTGAACTGGTAGGACTCCTCGTCCCACTCGATCTCACCGATGAACTCCAGTTCGAAGTCCCCCGGCCTGTTGTAGGGGTTGTCGTCCCAGCTCATAGCACTCCTCACTTCTCGACTGCACTGTTTGTAATGTCCGCCATGATAGCGGGGAAGGGGCGCGGATGTTGACAGATATCCGCGCCCCAACCTCACACCATGGTCACGACTTCGGGACCTTGGCCCGCGTGTTCTCCTCGGCCCACTGGTCCAGGGCCGGAAGCTGCTCGATGCTCCAGCCGTAGTTGGCGTAGCCGTTGTCCTGCCGGATCGTCACGGCGGGCTCGGGCATGGGGTTGGTCGCTCCCTTGCCCGGCCCGTACCGCTTGATCCAGGAGTGGACGGCCTGTCGTGTGCGTCCGTACCTCTTGGCCAGCGCCCCGATACCCAGGTACTCCTCGCCGTCCTTGACGACCAGTGTGGGAGCGTCCTCCTGTGGCTCCTGTGCGCCCGCTTCCTCCGTCATGCCAGCTCTCCCCCGACTCTTCGTTCGACGCCCGTCTCGGTGTGCGTCAGCTCCAGCCAGACGCATCCGGGAGACGGCCCGTCCCAGTTGGCCTCCAGTGAGACCCCGTACTCACGCAGCACTTCTTCCAGCTCGTTCTGACACTTCGTCAGCTCGACCTCGGCCCGGTCCTTGGGGCACAGGTGCTGTCTCATCGCCTGGTGCTGCTCACCCTCCTCGAAGGGGAAGGGCTTGATCAACGTCGCACACGCAGAGCACTGCGCTCCTCGTACGTCGTAGTAGAGGTGCTTGGTCATGCCCTCGCCGCCTCCTGCTGTCGCTGCTTCTTGTCCAGGATGCGACCGATGAGCGCCAGCATCCCGAAGTTGGCGGCGGCGACGGTTCCGCTGATCACCACATCCCCCGTGTCCGTACCGGCCGCCATGACCGCCTGCATGGCGTTGGTCGAACCGAAGGTCAGCGCCAAGAACACGCTGAACACGGTGAAGTTGTCGTAAGGGTGGCGCTGCTTCACTCCCCACCCTCCTGCTTCTCGCCCGAGGCCGAGCCCACGAACTTCGGGGTCCTCAGCGCGGACAGCGTCCGCATCTGCTCGCGGTCGTACTGGGTGTTCAGGATGGTGTTGATGATCTCCAGCGCGCGCGTGGCTTCGGCCGCCGTGTGACCCAGGAACCCGTTACCTCCGGGCAGCAGGCCGGTGTCACCGTACCCGGCCTGCCCGTCCGTGGTGGTGTGCAGGCGGTAGGGGGTGCCGAACTGGCGCTCGGCCTCGATGAGAACCAGGCCCTGGTTGTCCCGCAGGTAACCCACCTTGCGCATGTTCTTGCTGACGTTCTCCGCCATCTGGCGAACGTGCTTGATCGTGGTCCGTGCCATCTCTTCTCACTCCTCGTGTTGTTCCGTGTCCCTGCTGAGCAGGTCCATCGAGCACACGGGCGCGCCGTAGTGGCCGGGCCGTCGCAGCCCGTGTGCTCTCCTGGATGGCTCAGTCGGTGGTGATCACCGTGTCTCCATCAAGATCGTCCAGGTGTGAACAATCTTCGTCCTCGCAATCATGCCATGGTTCTGACATGGTCCTCCTCAGTTGAGAGTGATGAACACCCAGAGCACACCCACGGTGGTCAGGGTTCCCGTCACGATGCCCACAGCCACGCCCGCAGCCGTGGCCAGGAAGTGCATGAGCAGGCTACCGCCCGCTCTCCTGCGGCTCACCATCCCGGCCGCCCGATGGTGCCCTCGTGGCTCAGCTCGGACCGCTCGGTCTCCACCCAGAAGAAGGACTGTCCCTTCAGGGCGTAGGAGGCCGTGTGCTGGTGCTGCGTGGTCGTCAGGCTGTGGCGGAAGGGCGGCATGTGAACCCCGCCGCTGCCGTCCACCCAGGCGATCACGGTGTAGTACGACTCGATGATGTACGCCACGTGCAGCCGCTCCATCTGGTCGCACATCTGGTCGAAGTACTCCTTGGGCAGCGCGAACCCGTCGATCTTCTCGGGGTTGTAGTAGCCGAGCGTGGCCTTGGGGGAGTAGCCCCGCAGGCTGTGCGTGATGCCCAACTCCTCCCGGACGTACTTGCTGGCCCGGACACCGAAGTCCAGCCGGTCTTCGATGGCGCGGCCCGCGTCCTTCATGCGGATGTTCTGGAGCTGCATGGTTACTTCTCCTCCCGCAGGTCAATGACCTGCACGCTGTAGTAGTCCGGGTGTACGGCTTCAAATCCACCCCGGCACGCCTTGGCCAGGTGGTGGGCGCACGAGTGACTGACGTCGAGCGTCTTGTCCTTGTCCACCCAACGCACGAGGAACGTGGCCACAGCACTGCACTTGAACTCGGGGTAGTTGGTCTGCTTCTGCTGGCAGCGCATCGCTATCTCCTCACCGCTGGCTGATCCCAGCAGGCAGGCCACAGCCCGAAGGCTGCGGCCCACCCTCCCGGATCAGGTGTCGTCGTCCTGGGAGCACCAGCCCTGTGCCTGCTGGCGCTCCTCCTCGCTCGCCTCACTCACCCACTCGGGGCGCTCCTCGTCAGGCCCTCCGCGCATCCTTGTTCACGTCCTTCCACGTGCCGCGTCGCTGCTCGGCCATCGTGATGAAGGCGGCGGCCTCGGCCTCCCGGCCGAAGTCGTAGGCGTCACTCATGATGGACACGGTCAGTCGGACGATGTCCCGGCTCTCGGGGTCCGCCTTACCGTCGAACTCGTCCCGGATGATCCCCAGCAGTTCCCGAGCCAGGGGCTCCAGCTCCTTACGCCTGCTCACTTGTCGAGCCCCCAGTCCCGCTTGTCCTCGGTGGCCCAGGCGAACAGCGTCGCCAGGTTGACCGAGACCATGGGGTACTCACGGACGTACAGCACGATGTGCTGCTCACTAACAGTCGCCTGGTAGGCGTCGGCGGAGTCGCCCCAGAACCCGGCGTTGTCGAAGCTGCGGCCGAAGTGCAGGGCCGTCAGGTTCTGCTCGTCCGGCTCGTGCCAGTCCAGGCGGGTGCCCACCTCGTTGGCGAAGTAGGCCAGCTCCTCGCGGTTGTCCAGACGGATGGGGTCCTCGAACCGGTACGACATGGGCTTGGCCACGCGGTCCCGGATGGCCTTCTCCTTGATGGTGCGCGGCTTGTTGTGGTCCTCGCTCACTTCTTACCTCGAATCGCGTTACGGATGACGGTCAGGTCGGACTCGGCGTCCTTGGCCCGCGCCTTCCACTCGTTGCGGTCCCGCTTGAGTCGGTCGTTCTCCCTGGTCAGGCGGATGTTCTCGGTGCGCAGCTCCTTCATGTCACCGATGACTTCGGTCACCTCGCGGAGCGTCATGTCCAGGGGGTCCGTGCTCTTGATCCGCGCTTTCTCCGGGTCGGGGTGCTCCACACCCAGGTGGACACTCACCGCCTGCACGGTCTCGCGGACCTCCTCGCATCCCTCTGCACCGCAGCCGAACAGCTCGCTGCCGTCCTCCAGCAGCAGCCGGAGGATGCGGGTGAAGTAGATCGGGCGCTCCGGCGTGGACAGCGGGGACTCAACGGGCTCCCGCTCCAGCACACGCAGCCCGTCGATCCTGATCTCTCGTGCCACTTCTCACTCCTGCTCCAGCCGCCCGGCCGTGTGCCGGGCGGCGTTGTTGGTCTCGGTCTGGTTCAGTTCTCGGACTTGATGGCCTCGGCCGCCCGCTTGGCCGCCTTCAGCGCGCCGTTGCGGCTGTTGTAGGCCCGGAACCCTCCCAGGGTCTCGATGTTGCCGCTGTGGTAGGCCCGGCGGATGGTGTACTGGCGGGGGAACCCCTCCTGCCGCTCGCTGGTGACGAAGAGCGCGCCGTCCGGGAGCGGGAAGACCTCGGACATCACGCGGCTCTTGAAGAACCGCAGGGTGTCTTCGCTGAAGAAGTGGTAGCCCGCCCGGCGGTTGGCTTCCTTGATGCTGTTGATGCTGAAGAAGGCCACGGCCTTGTCCTCTCACTGGGGGTTAATGGCAATCACATTTCATACATACACACGCTCGAAGTGAGCAGACAGCACACGGGCGGAGCCGTGTGCCATCCTCCTACTTCGCGCCCGATTCCTTCTTGGCCCGCTCCTCGAACTCCACGTCGAGCTTCGCGGCCTCGTCTTCGATCGACTCGATGAGGGACAGCGTGGCCAGGGCCGTGCTGTCACCCACCTTGGCCGCCTCCCGCAGGTCCTTGGCCACGGTCCGGAGTCCCCGGACGTAGGTCATGTTCTTGCGGGCCGAGTAGCTTCCGCTCATCTTGCGAACCTTGCTCAGCGCCGACCCCAGGTAGAACATCCCCGAGCCGAAGAACAGGCAGCCGAGCGTGAAGATAACAGCGGCAACCGTCATGGTTACTCCTTGTGCTGATCGAACAGGGCAGGCAGCACACCCCCGCCCCACGCAGGGGGTGTGCCACCCTCCCGACTGGATCAGACGGAAGGCTCGTACGCCTGAACCTCGGCCTCCAGGTTCAGGACGTCCTCGTACTCGTAGACGGCCTCCTCCTCGTTGTAGACGAGGTTCTTGCCCACGGCGTGGTCCCCCACCACCGTGTCCAGGTAGGCACCCACGCCGGGCAGCAGGTCACCCACCTTGATCCCCGTCCGGGCCGTCAGCTCGGCCAGGTCCCGGACGAACTCGTTCAGACTCTCCCGGATCTCGGGGTTCAGCTCACCCATGCTCTCACTCCTCACTTACGAACGCTCCAGCCGAGCGCCAGCAACAGCAGTGCCATCACAATAGCGCTCACTACGAGTACTTGCCACGGGATCAGGACGACTAGGGCCACGGCCAGGACGACGACGCACACCCAGAAGATCACGGTCATGTTGTCCTCAGTGCGCTCTCCGCTACGCCCGGCGTGCTTGCGCAGGATGCGCAGCAGTTCGGACCAGCCCGCACCGAGGACGTACAGGAAGCTCCGCATCAGTCGAACTCCCGGATGCGGAAGTACACGCCCGTGCCGTGGTTGACGTAGGTGTTCGCCCGGCAGTCGGCCACGGCCCGCGCCCCGTCCGTGTACATGTTCAGTCTGGTGTGGTCCTCGTCCAGCCCATACCAGCCCCACGCCTCGGTCATGATCATGCCGACCAGCATGATACGCGCCGCGTCCTCGTCCCGCATGACGTGGCGCTCCGTGGCCATGGCCACGTCCTCATCCCGCCAGATCTCACGGTTGTCCACCTTGTCCGAGCCACGCTCGGCCACCCATCGCTTCATGCCTACTCCTCTTCGTCCTTGCAGCTCATCTCACAGAGCAGGAGATGCATCTTCTCGGACCTGTTGCCCGGGTGGTGTGCCTTGGGCATCACCTTCCAGGAACTCCCCCACCTGCGGAACCTGCGGAAGTACCGCATCACGCGCCGCACATCCTCCAGGTACCACCAGTTCAGGTAGTCCTCAACGGTGATCCCGTACCATCCCGTACCGCTGGCCAGGTAGTGGTCAGGCGGGTACGTGTAGTTGATCTCGATCTCGCAGAGCAGCATGTCCGGCTCTACGATTCCCCAGTTGTCCAGCTTGGCGAACTCTGCTTCGCACACGTTCACGATCTTGCGGCGGAGCAGCCTACCCGGCATCTGTCCTCACTCTCTGCTGTCCGGCGACAGCAGGCGGCGCACACCCGGGGGCAGGGGGTGTGCGTCACCCTCCGTGGCCGGTCAGTGGACGCGGAAGCCCTCGTACTTGCGGGCCTCGGTGATCCACTCGATCCACTCGTCCCACAGCTTCACCCAGCCGGGGTCCTCGGACTCCAGCATCTTGAACAGGATGCGCTCGTGTACCGCTCCGTGGGCCGCGCGGATGGTGTCGTACACCGACAGCGCCTGCCGGATCTCCTCGGGCGTGACGATCCACCCGTCGTTGCTGGCGAGCTTGTGGGCCGGGATGCCCCGGCCTCCGGGCGGCGTGGCGGCCAGGTGCTCCGCCACCGCGTGCTTGTACCGGTTGTGCGCGATCTTGTGGGTGGCGTCGAGCGTGGTGTACAGCTCCTTCAGCTCCTGACTGGCCCACTCCTCGTCGTGGTACTCGATGGCGTCGTACTGCTCGTCCGTCAGGTCGTAGTCGCTCAGGTCGGGGAACCGCTCCCGGCCGCCCTCGGGCATGTAGACCATGCCCAGGTCGGTCATGACTCCCCGGATGCGGCCCATGCCCCAGATGTTGAGCCGGAAGTACGCGGGGTCATCGAAGATGCCCACGTTCTCCGCGCGCTCGGGGGCCTTGTGCCAGTACATGTCGTATCCCATGCGTCACCTCTCGTCAGGCTGGCCGGTGTGCCAGCAGACGGCGCACACACCCGCAGGCGTGTGCACCATCCTCCGTCACCGGATCACTCGTCCTCGTCCTCGTACTCCTCGGGGAACGGTCCCAGCCTCCCGTACTCCGCGCGGACGGCCTCCTCCGCGTCCTCCCGGTTGTCGTACGTGCCGAGCTGGTAGTCCTTCAGCTCCTCCCGGTCACGGAAGGCGTAGGCGTACCAGAACTCTCCGCAGTGGTCGCACTCCCCTTCCTCGATGTAGCCGATGACGATCTCTCCGCCGTCACCGTCCGGAACGGTGATGTCCTCGGTGTTACCCGTGGTGCTCACTCTCAGCTCTCCTTCTTCACCGGGCGCGACAGGATCACGTTCTTGTTGTTGCGGATGAAGTACCGACCCTTCGGGTTGACGAGCTTCAGCCGCTCCACCATGAAGTCCGCGCTGCACAGGCTGACGTTGCCGACGATGACCATGTCCGCCACGCCATTGCGGCGCATCCACTCCCGGTCCTCGTTGTACGTCCACACGGAGTACTCCGCGCGCTCCCGGTACTCCCGCTCCGTCATGCTGGCCGGGACCATGTAGGGGTCCATCAGTCCTCCGTGTAGTAGGTCGTGTACCACTGCTCCGGCAGGAGGCTCCAGCCGTTGCCCTGCTCGCAGTAGAACGGCTCCAGCCCGGCCGCTTCACCCAGCGCGGTCGGGATCTCCACCCCGCACCCGGCCTCGGGGCCGGGCGCGAACTTGATCCCGGCGTAGGCGTACTCGTGACTGTAGACCACCCACTGGCCCGAGCCCACCATGGCGATTCCGCCAGCGCACAGCACCCACGGGCCAACCACGGCGGTGTACACGAGCGCCTTCTTGAGTCCGTTCACGCTACTCTCCGTTCTCGAAAGCCTGCGGGTAGTTGTTGCGGAGGACGTCCAGGGCGTCGTCCGAGTCCAGGACCAGCGCGCAGGTGTAGTAGACCTCGGACCACACCACGTCGTCACCGTACGTACCGTCCGAGAAGACGGCCCGGCCCTGGCGGTCCAGCATCAGGTGAGCCCACTCCGCGTTGCTGTGCTCGGGGTCGGACTCCTCGCCCGTGTACTCCAGACGCATGCGGTACTCGTCCTTGAGCCTGGTCGGACCGGTCAGCGCGGGCAGACGCCCGTTCGAGTCCAGCCGGGCGATGACGGCCAGCTTCTCCGCCACCTCCTGGTTGCTCAGCCCGGGGAGTACGTCACCGGACACGATGGTGTCGTACGTCAGGGGCCACTCCTCGCCGTCCTTCTTCAGAACGGCCAGCTCCCAGGAGACCCTGTGGTCGGGGATTATGGAGGCACCGAACCCGTTCGGGAAGTGGAACTGGTACGCCATCCTTCCCAGGAAGTGCGGGTAGGCATCGACCGGCGCGAACTCCGTGGGGAACGGGCTCGACAGCGCGGGCAGGTTCTCACCCATGGTGTATCTCTCCTCACTCACTGGCAGGGTGCCAGTATCGGACGCACGGGCTCGGTGCCCGTGCGCCCTCCTACCGTCTCCCTGCTACTCGTTGACCACGTATGTGTCCTTGAGCTTCATCCGGATCTCCCACTGAGACCGGTTGCGGTTCCAGAAGTAGTAGTTGCCGTCGTTCCAGCGGATGACGAGCCCGTCCCCGTCCGAGGGGTCGAACCCGTACATCTCCTGGCACGCCTCGTCCGCCTCCTCCCGCCGGAGGCGGAAGTCACTCCCGCAGGAGGGGCAGAGCGGGTGCGGCACCTCCTCGGTTCCGTCCACCTCGACGTCGAACCAGTCCCCGCAGTCGTTGCACTCCGAGTACTGGTCCGACTCCGTCAGGTACTCCTCGATGTCCTTGGTCCACCCGCACTCCGAGCACGTGCTGTCCAGCTCGCCTCGGAAATCGTGCTCCAACTCCTCGACGTCGATCGAGGGGTCCAGCCGGGGCAGGGAGTCCTGAAACACCTTCTGCCACATCTTGTCCATGACCTCGGACTCCGCCATCTCATCGAGGAGGGGGTAGTCCGCCATGGCGCGCTCCAGCGACAGAACTTCCCGCTGGATGATCTCGGAGCCCAGGTCGTAGAGGTACACGTCCTCCGTGCCCTCGAACCAGCGTTCGCGGTCCGGAGAACGCAGAAGGTCCTGCCCCCGCTCCCGCTGTACGGCGAGAACGTTGGCCGCCTGCTGTGCGTCGAGACCGGCGTTCTCCAGAAGGCGGATCTCCGCCGCCTCACGTTCCGCGCGGTAGGCACGAAGGTCCGCCTCATTCAAGGCAGCCACGATCGCCTGACCATTGGACACGAGCCGCGCCACTTCGCACATGTGGCCGTTGCCGACCGTGTGACGTCCGTAGTCGTCCGTCGTCACGCCAGCGTGGAACAGAGTGCCGTCCGCGTTGGTGATCACACCCACGCCCGTCCAGCCCTCCTCCTGTACGTGGTCGTACAGGTCCTCGACCATGTTCCGGAAGTGCCAGTTGTCCTGGACGAGTCGGTACAACTCATTCTGGAGAAGGATGGTGTCCCCATCCTCGAACTGGTGCTCCGTCACGTCCACCTCTCCGATAGCCACGGCTTCGCCCTGGTCATCGAACCGGATTTCGTGCATGATTCGCTCCACTTCTCTTGTGCTCGGTAAGAGCAGGGAACCCACGGGCCGTGGCCCGTACGCTCCCCTCCGTCACCGAAACTGTGCCGCGATCAGCTTGTGCGTCGCATGGGTACCGGTGTATCCACCGATCCCCGTCATGTGCTTCCAAGAGGCCAGCACGCGCCTGTCATCGCAGACGCTAACAGCACGAACGCCCTCCTTCTCCCAGGGTTTCCGCCTGGGAAGGCTCCGCACGTAGTCGATCCCCTTCAGGTTCGCCCACGTGCGGCGCTTGGATACACGCCACGGTAGAACCGGGCCGTCGATCACGGTCAACACCTCACGGATCTTTCCGTTGGCGTCCTCATGCTCCGTGACTATCATCCACCGCGCCTGGGGCTGCTTGTATCCCACGATGATTCGCTCCACTTCTCTCACTGCTGACACACTGTGGTGTGCGCCAACACCGCCGGTCCCCCGCAGGGGACCGACAGAATCGGTTACACATCCTCCAGCACCAGTCCACTCCTGCGCAGACTGGCTTTCAGGTTCTTCAGCGTGCGCCAATCGGACAACGTGACTCCGCAGAAGACCGGCGGTTTGGACTTGTCCGGGGGAAGGAAACGAACGTGTTTTCGGCCGGTCTCCGACACCACCCAGCCTTGAAGCCGGGCGGCGCGGACGAGCGGCCGGAGTTCCTTGTTCGAGCTGCGAAACTCCTTACCCACCCGTCACCAACTCCCCTAGGAAGTAGTAGTTCCAGGTCTGGCGTTCGGGACGGCAGGAGCACGGGTCGGCGGAGTACTCCATGTACTCCACCGTCGCACTTTGTCCGTCGTCGGACACCGTGACGACACGTGCGGCCACGTACTCGTCCCCCTGCACTTCCGCGCGGCAGGATGACCCATTCGCCACGTGGACGACGGGCTTCACGAGCACGTTCTGTCCAGGCGTGAGAGTCCTCATCCTGTCAACGGCCATGGTGTTACTCCACTTCGTTTACAACTGACTACACGGCGTGTGCAGCCATGGCAGGGCACACCCCCTCGCCGGGGGTGTGCTCCACCACGTGCGCACATCACACGATGGGACGGTACTCCCAATCCCTACGCAGGATCTCGTTCAGGAACACCGTCCGGACGTTGCCGTTGGCGTCCTTGGCACGGACCCAGGCCGCCGCCCGGATGTTGGGACGGCGGACGAACTCCAGCACTTCACCCGTTCGCAGGTAGACCACGCGCGTCCGCTTGAGCCGGACACTCACGGCGAGGTCACCCAGCACGACCATGGAGAATTTCTGGTCGTTGTCGGCCCACTTCGCTCCGTAACCAGTGCCCTTGATCTCGACCTTAGCCGGGACGAGCTTGCCGTCCCGGGTCTCGACCTTGACAGTCCCGTCCGCCTCACGGACGGGTTCGACACTGGTCACCGTCAGGTAGTCCGGAAGCTGCGCACCCGCCTTGAAACGAGCGATGTTGCCCGGACGAACCTGGTAGGCCGGAATTTCAATGGTCTTGGGCGCACCCATGACACTCTCCACTTCTCACGAGATTCTGAAAGATGGCTCATTCAGGCCGTGGTCTCTCACACCACGACGACGCGCACACCGCGCGTTTCGCCTTGTTACTTAAACGAACTGGTCAGGTCCTCCGTGGTCAGAACCTCGAAGTCACGGGTGCCGTTGTCGTGGTCACCCCACCAGTAGGACAGCTTGCGCGTGACCTTGACCGGCTTGCCCCACCGCCGTACCTGCGCTTCCATCTCTCCGAAGCTGTGCGCGGTGCTGCACGGACGATCCTCCCAGGTCACCGAGTAGCTGACCTTGAGTTCACCGTCCACGGGCACCATCCGGTACCGCTGCACGGTGATCGGAGTGCTCAGGAACTCCGTGTGACCCCGCTCACCGTGACGCTGCGCGCGGATGCGCACGGTCTGACCAGTGACGCACTCGATCCGGTGTGCCAGGGTCCGGGCGGCGTCACGCGCTGCCCCACCCATCCGCGAACCGATCGAGCGACTGTCCAGTTCAGGGCTGTGCCCGATCGACACCGTCGTGATGTCGGTGCTGTTCGAGATGATGTCAACCCACTTGATCTCGGACATGTCACTCTCCACTTCTCACTGCGCACACACCGTGTGTGCGCCCGGCTTGCGCCGTGGGAGGGCAGGGGTTGCAAGGGAGAACCCGCCTGGTTCCGACCCTGCCCTCTCACGACGGGAGAGTGTCACACCAGGCGCTATCCAAGCCGCCTGCACTCTCCGCGCCGTTCGCCCTACCGTGGAGTAGTAGGACTTCCGTCCCGCTAGTGGGAGGCTGTGCGTGCCGCTGTGCGGCTCACACATCCCCTCACCTGCACACTCTCTCAAGTGCTGCGGTAACGGCATTGACATTACCTTATCGCGATATCCCCGAAGGGCACATGATCATGTGCTGTGCGTAATCTGCATCATTTCCCAGGCAGCTCCCGAGAAACAACCGACTTCCGTTCATTTCACAAGCCAATTATCTAATTAATCCTACAAGGGCACCATATAGACCCCGCAATTTCCTACGTATACGACCAACCGTAGTTGGACTTCTAGGGTTTCATCCCGTGGTTTCCCACCGAAGGAACTGTGTGCAGACCCCCAACGTTCTTGACCTCCCTACACGCCCGTCCGGCAAGCCGGACACGGTACACCCAGTGATGTCGCCACCAGTGGCCGCAATGGACCGTCGATCATCCCCAAGCACCGCGCAATCTGTTCAAGTGGAGTGCCACCCGAAACAGCCGCTACCCGTTACCCCTCTACCGGCAAGCCGGTATCAGGCGGTTTCCTGCGATGCCCGAAAAGTCACGCACATCATTGCGTATGACTGTGCACCTAGACCGTGCGGAATCTCGCCCGTCACGTTCTTAGAACCTGCACACTATGGATTTGAACCAACCGCCGAACCGTCATGTCCACTGGGGACCGATCCGCTTGTTCAGTTGGTGTTGCGTGTCCCACGCTATCGGCTAGTGCCGTATCTGTCAACCCTCAATCTCCGGAGAGTTCGGGGTGTGTGCTCTCGCCCAACCGACCGTAATCGGCTAGGAAACATACCCGTCATCGGCTTGGTGCGCCGTTACCGCACCAACTACCTGGTAGGCCGCGCGCCGCCGCTTTCCATGGCGTACGCACGTGTTACTCACTCGACAGAGTCACGAGACACGCTATTCAAGAGTCAAACACCGGGACCGAAGCCCCTGCCGCCTTGCTGGCGACTGGACAACAACTTACCGGACTGTGCCGTATGTGTCAAACCGTAGTCTGTACCAACTTTTGTACCACCCCCGAACTGAATCGGTCACCCGGTTCCACGAACCCGTACGGGTAAGTGGCCTAGGCCAGATGGCACGTTCGGAGCTTCGTATCAGCACCTCCGGGGGGAGACGTCGCGCGCTAGTCCACTGGGGACGCTCACACGCTTCGTTCTCATGTCCGCAAGTCTTGGTATCCGCTCACAGTACCGACACGGTAGACACGGCGTAGGCCGTTCATCGTCGCCCGGTCACCCGTAGGCGAACCGTTCGACCCGTGGCGCTTGTCTCGCGCTTGTGGGACACGCTGTGGAGTTCTCAAGCGGTTGGGGCTTGCGCCCCGTGCGGCCCCCATCGGAGCCGCCCGCCGTTCCGTGCTGCTTGGTGGAACGGGCACCAATCTAGGCCCCGTTTGCCAAATGTGTCAACTCAGAGTCTGTACCGACTTTTGTACCAATCTATCGTGCCTGGTCAACGGGGGTAATTCGAACATGTTCGATCGCTGGACAGGGGAACGGGGAAGGGTCACGGGCGTTACCAGGGAGCACGGGACGGGGGAGAGCAGGACGGGGAGAGCAGCGACCGAACCGGGGGACGGCGGGAACAGCCCTAGCGCGCACACAGCAGGGAGAACGGGGGACGGCGGGGGGACTGGGATAGGGGAAGCGGGGAGCGGGGCGTAGAGGGCATCTGAGCGCCCCGGGGAACGGCAGGAGGGGAGAACGGACCGAACCTCGCACACACGTTCGAAGGGGCGTGCGAGGGGGGAGGGGCGAGAACGGGCAGCACTGGCGGGAATCGGACAATGGTTGTGCTGCGGTGGGGGGTAGCGGAGAGTGAAGGATGTTTTCGCAGGTGGGAAGGGGTATGCAACTACACCGGCCACAAGGGAAAGGTGGGATGTATTGGCGTTTGCGCAGGTCAGAAGGGGTGAGTGGCCGAAGTGGTTGTAGGAATGGCGTATGGGGGTGTGTGGGTGATGGTGTGTGTGTAGCCCTTATAACTTCTGAAATATTTGACAGAAGTAAAGTAGAAGCGAGGGAGAGGGACCCCCCTGAAAAAGTGCATTCTTGAAACAACACCGGCCACTAGGCCACATTGTTGCAGGTCACAGCCTCGGAAAACGGGGTGGCATGGTTGGTTGCGCTGCAACCATTCCGGCCACAGGTCGGTATCAGTGCAGGTCAGACCATGTGGCATGGTTGGTTGCATGACCAATGTGTAAAGGGGAGATGCAACCATTCCGGCAACCAGTGAGGTGACCCTTACTGGCATGGTTGGTTGCCACATCACAGCCTGGTCTCTTTCTACTCACGCGTAGGGGTGCATTCCCCAAATTCAGAACCGAGACCACGCAGATATCAGACTGATACATTACGCTGTAAGTAGCCGGTATTGTTGCGGGTTGTTGGTTACACACAGTAATGATTGACAGAATGGCGCAACCACCCATGCCAGTAGGTAGGGGTAGGGGGTGGCATGAATGGTTGTTTGTGCAGGTCAGACCATATGTATGATAGATAACGAAGCAAAAGAACAAAGAATATGCTGCGAGTAGCTTGGCTGTGTGGTGCGTGCTGGTGGCTGTGAGGCTGTGAGCTGGGAGAATAAACCAGAGGTGACCCCCAGGCACTAAACCAATACCGACAGTAGTGGGTATAAAGTAGGGGAGGTGAGCCGCCCTCGTCCCCAGCCACCCCCACACGTCTGGCCCTATCCGTCAAAAAATCTCGCGCCTCGCGCGCACGTGTGGTAATGTCAGTGCCATGACAGCTCGCATCGACTCCCCACCCGACGCCATGAGGCGTCTGCGCTCGGCGCGTCTGGCGCTGGGTATCTCCCAGCGCACGCTGGCCGAGAGGGCGGGGTACTCTCGCGAGCAGGTCTGCCAGTGGGAGCTGGGACGACGGAGCATCAAGCTCTGCCAGTACGAGGACCTGATCGCTGCGCTGGGTGTGCGCATCGAACTGATGGCCACGCCCACGACCTTCACCAGCTACACGAGCTACACCGTCAGCTTCACCAGCTACACCAGTGAGAGTGAGTGACATGACCGAGATCGAGCAGCAGAACAAGGCGCTGCGCATCCGCTACGTCAGTACGAGTGACACCTTCGACCTGAAGTTCCCCACGTGGAGCAAGGTCGAGCTGGACTACACCGAGGCCGGTCGGCTGCTGGCTGGGGAGGGCGCGCACCCCACCGCCACCCGGGGCATCCTGGCGTGTGCGATGGAGGCCGACTCCGACACCCTGCTCGTGAGCTTCGTGGTGGGTAGCGAGTCCTTCACGACCTCCCCGTCCATCACGCCCATCGACCACGACATCACCTTCTCCTACCAGGGTTTCGTCATCCTGGGATCGTGGACCGCCGCCCAGCGCGTGGTCTATGACCTGGATCTGCGCCACGGCCAGTACGCCCACGCCTACGAGCTGCGCCACCTGCACGGCCGCCGCCAGTTCCACTACGTGGCCACGCACGACGCCTCCGCCGAGCTGGTGATGGAGGCCGAGCGCTGCGGCGGCATCGGTGTCAGTACCGCCCAGGTGCTGCGGGCCAAGGCCAAGATCGAGTCCGCCAAGGACAGCGAGATCGCCATGCCCCCGGTGCGGGACATGGCCGAGATCTTCCCGGTGCTGCGCTACTTCACCTACGAGCACCTGCCCACCAAGCTCCAGAAGGTCAGCCGCCCGCTGTGCATGATGGCCTACGAGATCGCCAAGATGTACGGCGAGGGCGCGGACGAGCGGGAGCTGGCCAAGGCCCTGGACCGCCTGCTGGAGGCCAAGGACGCGGCCGTGCGGGCGGTGGTGGAGCCGTGAGCAAGGTCCGCTACGCCCGCGTCTGGGCCAACAGCCTCAAGGTCGGGGACGTCTTCTCGCACACCGACGAGGGCGGCTACACCGGCCGGAGTTACACGGCCTGGTACGAGGTCACCGACATCCGCGAGCTGCCCAAGGCGCTGGCCGAGGACTCCCGGTACGAGGTCCTGGCCTCGCGCTCGGGCGGCGAGTACAACGCCTTCATCCCGGACTACATCCGCGAGACCTTCGCGGCCGACACCGTTCTGACACTCGACAGGAGGAAGTGACATGGTCATGCGCAACGGCGTGGAGTGGGGAGACGACGTCCCCAACCTGGGACCGGACACCTCCCAGACCGAGGCCGGGCGCGAAGTGCTGCCCGGCACCTACAACCTGGTCGGCGTGACCTGCGCACAGCGGGGCTGCTTCCTGGACGACGGGCAGCACGGCCCGGAGTGCGTGCGCAACAACTGAGCAGCGAACCTTACAGACGCTGAAAGGTTTGCTTCTGTCAACAGTTGTCGAGTGACAACTAACTCACAGTGAGAGGTACAGCATGGCCCCCAAGAAGGACCCGGACAACATCCACATCCTCAAGCCCGAGAAGGACAAGCACACCAAGGCCAGCGGCAAGGACTCCATCCCCGTGACCGGCGTCATCTGCAACACCTGCGGTGACCGGGACGGCGCGCACCACAACCTCTGCCCGAAGACGAACTGATGAACGTCATCGCGGAGTTCGACCGGCTGCATTCTGGAGGAGTTGACATAGTGGGCAAGAAGAAGGACGACGAGGACAAGATCCGCAAGGCCCTGAAGGACGAGGCGGACCGCAGCGACAACCGCGACAGCAGGAACTACTCGGACAAGGAGGCGCTGGACGAGATCCTGCGCCGGGCGAAGGGGAAGGAGTAGGCCGTGACGAACACCTACCGTCTGCGCCTGAACGGTTGCGGCGAACAGGACAACAAGACGATCGAGCTGGAGCTGTCGCCCACCGACGCCCAGCGCCTGGCCGAGTGGGACCTGAGCTACCTGGACTGCTGCGGTGGCCCGACGCTCTACATCGAGCCGGTCAAGTCCGGGGCCACCTACGGCACCGGCAGCCTGCGCGAGGACAACGATGGCTGACAAGGACTCCCGCTACCGGTTCCTGCGCCTGTACGTGATGCAGGACCTGGGCCTGGAGTACCTGGACGGCTGGCAGCGCGAGGCCGTTCTGGCGGCGGCTCTGGAGGGCACCGTGCCCTTCCGGGCCGCCGTCCCGCGCGAGGTGCAGGAACAGTTCTTCACCTCGCTCCAGGAGGGGCTGGGCAGCCTGGCCCGAGCCCACGAACGAGAGGAGTGGGGATGATCGAGTTCCTGCTGATCATGGCGCTGCTGGTCTTCTGGGCCTGGGTGGTGGTGAAGGTGAGCCGCTTCGTGTGGCGCTCCACCGATCCCCGGGTGATCTCCGAGATGCGCACGCGCTCGACCATGGCCCGGATGGATCGCGAGCGCGAGGCGCAGCGCAGACTGGAGGGTGAGTGAGCGGCATCAAGCCCAGGCGTGTGCGGCTGGACTATCACCTGCTCTACCGTACGGTGAGGTCGATGGCGGCCTTCCGAGGTGTCTCGCTGCGCCAGGTGGCCGAGGAGGCGGACATCCCGCTGACCGCGTTGAAGCGGATGTCCCCCAACCGGCTGGACTCCTATCCGCCCACGGCCGACAACCTGCTGCGTCTGATCATGTGGCTGGACCCCGACCACGACCTGGCGGCCTACGCCACCGAGCCCGAGGAGAGCGATGAGTAGTACCGACGAGGGCTACAAGCCCACGAACACCCTGGTGGACCTGCTCGTGGGCCTGCGCGCCCGGGGCATGACCTGGGCGCAGATCGAGGCCGAGACCGAGATCGACGCCGAGCGGGCGGCCACGCTGGTGCAGGAGTACCTGACCAGCAACTACGGTGCGTCCACCGTGGCCGAGCAGCGCATGCTCCAGCTCCGGCGACTGGAGCAGATCGCCAACGCGCTGTGGGATCAGGTCATGAGCGGTGACCGGATCACCGAGGGCAAGCAGACCAAGAACCTGCTGGACACCCTGAACATGATCACCGAGCTGCTGGACCTGAAGAAGGACCGCGTCCGTGACGAGCTGGTGCAGCTCACCCGGGCGCAGACGGACCTGGTGCGCACGGTACTCATCGGCGCGCGCCTGTCCATCCTGGACCAGCTTCTGGACCTGGTGCAGTCGCTGCCGACCAGCGGCACGGCCGAGGAGTTCAAGGCCCTGATGCGGTCCCGGCTGGAGGCAGGGTTCTCCGAGATCTACGCCCAGGCCAGCCAGCAGGCGCTGGAAGGCGAACACTCCACGGTGGTGCGCGTTGACCCGAACAAGGTCGGTCACTCTGCGCAGCGGGTCACTGAGTGAGCTGGTAGTCTCGACCCAGAGCGCACGTACCGCGCGGTTGGCAACCTGACAGGTGCCGAGGGCGTCCCCCCTTTCCGCTGCGTGGTCCGTGCGCTCTTTCGTGTCTGGAGGGAAGGTATGACGGAGAAGACGAGCAGTCTCGACGGACCCATACATATGCCGACCGAGGAGGAGCACCGCGAGTGCGGTATCCGCATGGCCGAGTCCGCCATCCGGATCGAGCACTGGCGCAAGAAGGGGAAGGACCGCAGGGACCACGACCTTGTAACAGTGCTACTATCTCTAGGTGTGATAGAGAAGGAATCGCCCGAGCACGCCGAGCGCCGTATGCGGTCGGATGCGATGGCGGCTCTGGCCAAGGAGGAGAACCAGTGGCAGAAGTGAAGCAGGAGTCCGGGCACCTGATGGACCGCGTCCACAAGACCGGACAGGAGGTGGCGCTGTCCACCTACAACAAGCACACCCTGGGGCGTGTGCTCCGTCGCCCGCGTCCCGACTTCATCGCCGGGGAAATCAGCCGCAGTGTCATCGACGCGGTCGTTCCCCTGATGGTGGCGGACTGGCAGGAGCGGACGGAGGTCAAGGCCGAGGCTCCCTCCCGTGAGCACCAGGCCCAGGTGGACGAGGCGTACGCCCGTGGCCTGCACCACGCCTGGCACATCGTGGAGACTCTGGAGGGTCGGCCGGGCAAGAAGCAGATCGCGGAGCTGCTGCGCGCCGAGCTGCGCAAGGCCGAGGGAGCGAGCGAGGAGTGAGCAGTATCCGTATCGGCGGCCGGGCGGCCGGGCACAAGATGGAGCAGGAGCCGGTGGAGCTGGGTCGCGAGGAGGCGGACAAGCTCAACGACCAGGCCGCTTGGTGCGAGAGTGACACCGAGCAAGAACCCGAGCAGGGCTGAGGAGGACACGTGCAGGGAGAGCTGGTAGTCGTACACGAGGCCGTGGCCTCTCTGCGCGTGGACGGGGTCCAGGACTCCTACCGCCTGAACCCCGCTGCCTGGGCCAAGGACGTGCTGGGTGTGCATCTGTGGTCCAAGCAGCGAGAGATCACCGAGTCGGTGCGTGACCACAAGCGCACCGTGGTGGCCTCCTGCCACGGCTCGGGCAAGGCGCTGGCCCTGGACACGCTGCTACCCACGCCCACCGGCTGGACGACCATGGGCGAGGTTCAGGTCGGGGACGAGCTGATCGGGGTGAACGGCAAGCCGACGCGGGTCGTGGCCACTACTCCGGTCTGGGAAGAGGACACCTACGAGGTGGTCTTCTCGGACGGCTCGACCATCACCTGCTCGGGCCAGCACGAGTGGAACACGCTTCCGGCTAAGGTGCGCAACCGCATCCGCGTCCAGTGCCATCGCGAGGACATGGCCGTGGACTGGTCCCACTGGTGGCACCTGGCCGAGACCTTCACCACGGTGGAGCTGGCTGAGACGCTGCGGACCAACACCTACGAGCACAACCACGCGGTACCGCTGTCCAGCGGGATCGAGGGTGTGGAGACGGCGTTCCTGCTGGACGAGTACCACATGGGATACGAGCCCGCGCGGATGGTGGGGCGGGTGCCCATCTCCATGCTGCGGGCGGCCAAGTGGCAGCGGTGGGCATTCCTTCAGGGCCTGTCGGACGCGGACTCCTACGTGGACCGTACCGGTGCGGTGGTCTACACCGTACGCACGGAGAACGATGCCCAGCTCGTGATGGAGCTGCTGCGCGGACTGGGCAAGGCCATGGTGACGCGGTCCTACAAGGACAAGCAGGGGGACTGGAAGGTCGTCGCCCGCATCGAGGAGTCGCCGTACCGGGACAACGAGGGTATGGACTCCGAGTGGCGGCAGCGCAACCACGGCAAGCGGACCTACAGCCGCAACACCGCGCGCATGGTCGTGGACGTGCGGCGTGTGCCCACGGTCAAGACGAGGTGCGTGCAGGTGGATGGCCTGTACAACCTGTACCTGGCCGGGTCGGAGATGATCCCCACGCACAACTCGATGATCGCCTCGGTGATCTCGGCGTGGTGGGTGGCCGTCCACCCGCCCGGCACGGCCATCGTCGTCACCACGGCTCCGACCTATCACCAGGTCAACGCCATCCTCTGGGAGGAGCTGCGCAAGCACCACCGCGCCGCTGCCGCCCTCGGGCTGCCGCTGCCCGGCAAGATCACGCAGGACAACCACTGGAAGCTCAGCGACGGCACACTGGTCGGCATGGGCCGCAAGCCCGCTGACGGGGACTCCAACGCCTTCCAGGGCATCCACCGCGCCCGGGTGCTCGTCGTGATTGACGAGGCGTGTGGTGTGCCCGAGGAGCTGTGGACCGGCGTAGAGGCCATCACCACCACGGCCAACTCTCGCATCCTGGCCATCGGGAACCCGGACGACATCGACACCACGTTCGGTGAGGTCTACACCGAGGAGCGCTACGCCTCGATGTGGAACCGGATCGCCATCCCGGCCAGCGTCACCCCGAACTTCACGGGTGAACCCGTACCCATGCCGCTGCCCGACGTGCTGGTGCAGCGTGACTGGGTGGAGGAGCGCCGCAAGGCGTGGACCGAGGACGACCCCCGGTACCAGTCCAAGGTGGAGGCGAAGTTCCCCGAGCAGGGCGTGATGAGCCTGTTCGGCCCGGCCGTGCTGGCACGCGCCTTCGATCAGGACGGGCTGCCCAAGCCGGACGGCAAGCTCAAGATCGGCGTGGACCCGGCGCGCTACGGCAACGACCGCACGACGGTGGTGGCCCGGCGCGGGCGGCTGATGTGGGTCGTGGACTCCTGGCAGGGCATGGACACGGTCAACACCGCCAAGCGCGTGATGAACCTGGCCGACGAGCTGCGTGAGGTGGACGACGACGGCAAGAAGGTCGAGTTCGACGTCGAGATCCGCGTGGACGTCATCGGCCTCGGTGCCGGTGTGGTGGACACCCTGGCCTTCGAGCAGGCCAAGCTGGAGGCCGCCGGTGAAGCCTGGTACACCACGGTGGAGATGAACGGCTCGGCCGCCCCGCCGATCGAGCAGGGCGGCTCGACGCAGGGCTACGGCAACGCCCGAGCCTACTGGTACGACCAGCTCAAGCAGGGCATGGCCAACGGCAGCCGCCGGGTGGTCGAGCACGACGTGGCCAAGGACGAGCTGGGCGGCATCCGCTTCGCCTACCGCTCGGGCAAGATGTACATCGAGTCCAAGGACGAGATGAAGAAGCGGGGCGTGAAGTCCCCTGACTACGCGGACGGCCTGGTCTACGCCGGGGCCGAACTCTTCGACGGGGCCGAGGTGGGCGATGTCCTCTCGACGCCCGCCGAAGAGGTGGCGGCGGCCGAACTCCAGGAACTGCTGGAGTCCGTGGAGATGCAGATCAGCCCGTTCTAGCGGCGGTTGAGTAGCGAGCGCATCAGGGCGGGACGTCCGACTGCTCGGCGGTACTGCATGAGCAGGCGGTTGGAGGCGTCGCTGCCCTTGGTGCGGCTGAGGCGCGGGGCGGGCTCGTGCCAGTAGTGCCAGAGCACACCATCGAAACGCTTGTGCCGCCCGAGGATCGTGTCGGCCGCCTTGCCCAGCGCAGAGTCCTCACCGCCCCAGCCACGGAAGCGCGGGTCGAAGCCGCCGATGGTCTCCCAGCCCTTACGCGAGAACACGGCCAGACCGCCCCCGGCCATCCCTCGGTAGTGTGTCTCGGACAGAGCCAGGTGCTCGCCCAGCTCGTGGCCGTCCAGGACGTAGGCTGTGGCCGCTTCGTTGAGCCGACGCACCTGGCTGTGCGGCACAGCCCAGGGAGCCTCGCCGTTGGCCACGGCATCGACGGCTGCGGCCAGGGCCTCGGGCGGCGCACACCACACGTCGGCGTCGGCCACTACGAGGATCTGTGCGTCAGTCTGCTCGATGGCCCGCTCGGTGGCCACGGCCTTGACCCACGGACCTTCGGCGGCCGTGGTCGTGCCCACACAGAGCTGCCAGGTGGGGAAGAACTCCTCCCACTGGTAGCGCAGCACGGACCAGTGCGCGTCACGAAGGCCGCCGTCCGGGCGGTAGGGAACTACAACGGCAACGCTCGGAGCAGATCCTGCTGCGTCTGCTCCAGCGGCCGTGCCAGTGCCGTCGTGTAGTCCATCCACTTGAAGTCCGCTCCCCCTACCTTGGGATGCGGTAGCCGCATCGCCGGTATTCCGTACGCCTGCGCCACGATCAGTCCGTGCAGGCTCGATGAAGCGATCATAGAGCAGGACGTGATCTGCTCGATGGTGTCGGACACCGGCTGGCCCACGTCGATCACCACGTCCGCCATGGGCCAGGAGCGGGTGTCCACGTAGTGCGGCACCACACCGAGCTGATACTTCTTCACGGGCGAGGGTTCCCACAGCAGTGGGGCCAGCAGGCCCGGGTCTCCCAGGGGCAGATCGTCCGGCAGGGGCTGTGCGAGGTAGCGCCGGGTCAGCTCACCGCGCAGGGCCAGGACGTTGGTCAGTGGCTGACGGGGCCTCTTGGCTGGACTCATGAGCCCTGAGCCCCACACGGCGGTGTGCGCCGGGAAGGCGGCGTGCAGGATGGACCCGCACGCCACCAGCTCGGCCTCGCGTAGCTCCACCTGGCGCACGCGGTACCCCAGGCGCTCGATGATCTCCTTGCCCAGCTCGTCACCGAAGTTGATCTTCCCACCCGGCCGCCGGTACCACCACAGGGCGACGTCGCTCATGCGCGGTCCAGGTACAGGTTTCGGGTGGTGCCGTAGCGGTGGATGCCGTAGGTGAGCGGGCCGATCTGCTTGTGCCGCAGGTTGTAGGGCAGGAAGGTGTGGGCCTTCAGCACGGGGATGTCCTTCTTGCGGCGGCGGTTGAAGACCGTGGTCATCAGCTCCGAGCCGGTCTTGCGCCACGAGGGGTTGAGGTCATCGAGATCCACCTTGCCCAGTGCACGGATGTAGGCGTCCAGGTAGGAGTGACCCCTGGTGGTGCCCATGACTCCGTTGGCCAGGCGGCTCGGGCTGCCGTCCCGGTTGAAGGGGACGTTGGGGCTGTGGACCATGAAGGCGTCGCCGTCCATGAAGTCGGCGTCAGCGAAGTCGGCCACGAACTCGGTGTCGGCGTCGATGTACACGCCGCCGTAGTTGTGCAGGATGGCTACCCGGGCGATGTTGCTGGCCCCGTTCATCGAGCCCTCTTCGATGTAGCGCTCGTACAGCGGCAGCAGGGTGGGATAGTCCTCCAGGAGGGAGGTGATGTCCGGCTCGTTCCACAGGCGGTACTTCCAGGTGGTCAGCTCGGCCCAGCGCAGGGTCCACTCGGGGAGCTGCTTGTCACCGATCCAGATCTGGTGCAGGATGCGCGGTATCGTCATGGCCCCCACGTTACCTTGCGCATGGTTGCGGTGTCCCGGGTCGTCAGGTAATGTCGGTGCCAGAGCGAGGGATCTTCTACCACCCATGGTCCTCTGCTTCACTTCTCACTGGGGGCGGTACATCTCCGGAGGTACCGCCCCACCTATGCGGGTAGCTCAACTGGAAGAGCGCTGGTCTCCAAAACCAGTCGTTGGGGGTTCGACTCCCTCCCCGTGTGCGAGGTCCATTGGCCATCCGACCTCTGATAAATGCATGGCCGAGGTACGATGGTGCTATCCAACCTCACCCAAGTGGTGCACTCGATGGCTTCGGCCTCACGCCTGGTTCGTCAAGCCTGGCCCGACCGCCTCTCGTCTAACGGGCAGGGCATGTGCGATCCACGTGGCCCCGGGGAGTGGATTACTCTCGGGGTGTCGCACAGATCCGGGTTCGAGTCCCGGAGGGCGGACACATCTCGGATACGAGGGGGAAGAAGGCCCGGCAGTAGGCTCACACTGCCGGGCCTTTCCCATCCCCGTTACACTGACCTCACCGGACTAAGGGGAGGCCCATGAGCGAGCAGGTGATGACAGGTGGTCGCGACCTGTCTCAGCTCGATGACGCACAGGTACGCGAGGTCATCGCGGAGCTGGAGCACCGCAACGAGGAACTGACCGAGTCGATGGCCCAGCTCACGCTGGCCGTGGACGACATCGGCTGGCGGCCTCTCGGTCCGCTCCAGTCCGAAGAGGAGATGCCGCTCGACACGCTGAAGAAGGCGGCCGAGACGTGCCGAGCGCTGGTGACGATCAACCCGCTGGTCAAGCGGGGTATCGCGGTGCGCACGTCCTACATCTGGGGCAAGGGTGTGAAGATCGGGGAGGCCAACGCCGCCTGGCGCACACCCTCGGTGAACCGCACCTTCGGCACCACGATGGCCCAGCTCGAACTGGAGCGCACGGCCGCCAGCGATGGCAACCTCATCTTCCTGGTGGACTCAGCCCGGCGCACGGTGCAGCGTCTGCCCTTCTACCAGATGAGTGGTGTCGTCTCGGCCGTGGACGACACCGAGACGGCGCTGTACTACAAGCGCACGTACACCCGCCGGGCGGCCAACCTGTCGCAGTACGGCACAGCCGCCCCGGCCGAGGAGCAGATCGAGGTCTGGTACCCCTCCGACGAGCTGGAGGAGCCCCCGGTCGATCGCATCGGCCAGGTGGCGGTGGACAAGACCAAGCGCATCGTGCACGTGGCCTTCAACCGCCAGGTCGGCTGGACGTGGGGTGTGCCCGACGTCTTCGCCGTGGTGTTCTGGTCCAAGGCGTACAAGGAGTTCCTGGAGAACTGTGCGACCCTGGCCAAGGCGTACGCCCGATTCGCCTGGAAGGTCACCAGCTCGACCAAGAAGGGTCAGCAGCGGGTGGCCACCAAGATGGGTTCAGCCCCCAACCGTGACCCGGCCACGGGCCGTGTGGCGGACGTGGGAGCGGCTGTCACCCTCGGAGCCAACCAGGACATGCAGGCTCTCCAGACGGTGCGGCCGGTGGACTTCGGCGCTGGCCTGCCGCTGGCGTCGATGATCGCCGCCGGGCTGGAGATCCCGCTGCCGATGCTGACCTCCGACCCGGGTTCGGGCAACCGGGCCACGGCCGAGACGCTGGACACGCCGACCAACACGGCGATGGAGGCTCGCCAGCAGCTCATGGACGACGCTATCCGGCGTGTGCTCCGGGCGCTGGGAGCGGGCGACGTGGAGCTGGACTGGCCGCCTGTCTCCGAGGACCCGCTGCACCGCCTGATCCAGGCGTACGACATGGCCGGACGCACGGGTGTGCTGTTCGCGGAGGAGTGGCGCGAGCTGATCCTGAAGGCCGTGAAGCTGGAGACGACCAGGACGACGCCGCCCACCGAGGACGAGGTTCCGTTGGTTGTGCGCAGTCAGGCGTCACCGCCCGAGCAGGTGGACCCGATGAGTCGGGGAGACCACGAGCTGCGGGACGAAGGCACGCAGGCGCACACCGAGGACGCATGAGAAAGGCCAGGGACCCCCATCCCTGGCCTTTCGCACTACGGCTGGTCAGCCCTCATGGTTGCCCTAGTGCCCCGAACCGTTCACCGGTCATGGGCTCTCGCGTACGAGGAGCCGGGTGATTGTTCGATGTTGGGTTCACGATACCCGAGTTTCGTTGCGTGGGAAACGTTTCGTTGCGTTCGTCAGTTACGTTACTCTGGGTACGTCGAGTACCATACGCGCGAGGAGGAGGTGACATGGGACAGCAGGCCGTACTCCATGAGGCGACCGCCAAGGCCAAGGCCACCGAGAGCAAGGGCATCTGGCGGATCAAGCTCATCGAGGGGGACGTGCATGGCTCGTCCGGGTACTACCCTGCCTCCGTACTGGAGCGCGATGGTGCCACGGCGTTCCCGGCCGGGACCCACATCTACCTCGATCACCCCACGTGGGAAGAGGACTGGCAGCGGCCGGAGCGATCTGTGAAGGATCTCGTCGGTGCCATGACCGAGGCGGCGCAGTACGAGGACGACCCCGTTGAGGGCAAGGGCCTCTACGCCAAGGTCAAGTTCCGGGAGTCTGTGCGTGAGGACGTGGAGTTCTACGCGGAGACCGCAGGGATGTCCATCCGGGCCATCGGTATCACCGATGAGAGCCCGGCCACTGGAGAGCTGATCGTCACCGAGCTGGTCGAGGGACTGTCGGTCGATATCGTCACCCATGCGGGTGCAGGAGGGAAGTTGGTCAGCATGGCCGAGAACGCCCGCAAGGGCAACGAGGGCGGGGCCGAGCAGCGGGAGCTGTTCGCCCAGCTCACCGAGAAGGACAAGCAGGGTCTGGCCCGGCTGTTCGAGTCGATCAACGCTCTGTCCGAGCGCTTCGACAAGCTGGAGGAGCAGGCCAAGAAGCACGAGCAGCAGGTGAAGGAGGACAACACCCTCACCGCCGCCCAGATCATCGCGAAGCTGGACGAGTCCGAGCTGCCCGCCGTGGCCCGCAAGCGCCTGGCCGAGAGCTACAAGCCCGGCGACGACTTCGACGCGGCCATCGCCGCCGAGGTCGAGTACTTCAAGCAGGTGCAGGAGTCGGTCAAGCCCGAGGACAAGGGCCACGAGACCAACACCGGTACCGGCAACGTGCGCGAGTCGGCTCCGACCGGCACCGACGCCTACAAGGACGCCTTCGCGGCGATGGGCTGGGGGAAGAACTAAGCCATGGCGCTGAACGAGATCTTCAAGGAAGCCGACTACCTCTCCCTGCCGGTGCCCGTGGGCACCCGAAGCGGTGACCCCGTGCTGGTGGGAGACCTGGTCGGCGTCGCCCAGACCGACGAGGGCGACAACAGCTACACCACCACTCCCGTCCGTCGCGCCCTGGGCGACCCGGCGTGGAACACCGTGCCCGGTTCGACCGGCGGCAACGAGGAGGGCTACGCCAGCGTCGCCCTGAAGGGTGCGTTCGCCTTCGAGATCGACGGTGGTGACGCGCTGACGCACGGCACCGCCGTGGGGATCAGCGAGGGCACCGGCCCGGACGGGCGCAACGTTCTGGTCACCGGGGCCGGTACCGCTCGGTTCGGCCACGTGGTCGGACACACCAGCGACGGCCGCGTGGTCGTCCGTATCGCCAACCCGGCGGCGTAGGAGAGGACTCGATGTACAAGATCAACACGCCCGTCGAGCTGGCGCAGAAGCTGGCCGAGGCGTACAAGGGCGGGTTCATGGCCCGCGCGCAGCTCAAGGAGGCGCTGTCCACCTCGGACATGCCCGAGCTGTTCCGCGTCATGACCCAGTACGCGGTCATGGGCGAATACCAGCAGATCCAGCCGCAGTGGCGCGAGTTCTCCACCCCGTGGCAGGTCTCCGACTTCCGGCCCCAGCGCTTCATGCGGTGGGAATCGGACATGTCGCAGATGGTCAACTCCAACGGTGGTTTCGAGCGCCACAGCCTGGCGCTGCCCCGCATCCCCGAGCTGACCGAGTACCCGACCTTCTCGCTGGAAGCCGAGGAGGAGCTGTTCGGGATCAACAAGTACGGTGGTCGCTACGCCTTCAGCTTCGAGGCGTTCCTGAACGACGAGTACCAGATCATCCAGTCCCTCCCGGGCGAGATGGCCAACTCGGCGCGCGACACCGAGGACGTCCTGACCACGGGCGTGCTCGCGGGTGAGAACGGCCCCAACCCGGCCTTCTTCAACACCGGCTGGGACTTCGGTCCCCGGGCTCCCCAGGGCAACATCTTCCCGGACAACCCCCCGCTGACCCTGGACAACCTCCAGGCGGCGGTGAACCTGGTCGCGCAGCGGACCACCGGCAACGGTACCCGTCCCGTGCGTGTGCGCACGTTCGTCCTGGTCGTGCCTCCGTCCCTGGAGCTGACCGCGAACACCATCCTCGCCCAGGCCAACATCATCCGGCGCACGCCGGACGGTAGCGGCGGCGAGCTGGAGACCACGATGGCCAACCCGCTGCGCGGGCGTGTGCGTGTGGTGGTCAACGAGTGGCTGCCCATCCTGGACACCTCCGTCAACAGCGCCACCACCTGGTACCTGCTCCCGGACGGTGCGGCCTCGGCGGGCAACCGTCGCCCGGCCATCATCACCACCTTCATGTCCGGCCGCGAGGCCCCCGAGCTGCGGATCTCCGGTGACACCGGCCGCTACATCGGCGGCGGCGAGGTCCCGGGCACCGAGGGCTCGTTCCTCAACGATGACGTGCAGTACCGCGTCCGCCACATCACCGGCGCGGCCGGTGTGGACCCGACCGGCACCCTGGTGTCGAACGGTTCCGGCGAGGGCGAGCTGAGCTAGCAGAAGGGAGGGCGAGGCGTGACTGTTCAGCAGGTGCGGGACCTGATCCCGGACATCGAAGAGATCGACTGGGAAGACGACGGCTCGCTCTCCCACCTGTTTACCGACAGCCAGATCGAGACGTATCTGGCGGTCAACGACGGCAACGTCAAGCGTGCGGCAGCCCAGGCGTGCCGCGCGCTGGCGGTGTCCGAGGCACTGATCTCCAAGGTCATCAAGACCGAGGACCTTCAGACCGATGGCGCGAAGGTGGCCAACGCCCTGCTGGGTGTGGCACGGGACCTGGAGCAGTCGGCCGACCGAGACGACGAGCGCGAGGACAACAGTGCCTTCGACGTGATCCCCTTCTACCCCCGCCCGCCCATCTACTGGCCGAGGTGAGCATGGCTCTCAACGCGCGCAGAGCACTAGACCCTCGATGGCTGACGCATCATCGGCGTGTCGCCAAGGGCTTCATGCTGCGCGAGATCCAGATTTGGGTGCAGGATGCTCCGGCTGCCGGATGGGACCCGGCTACCAATGAGCTGATCGGTGGTACCCGGTCGATGATCTGGGACGGCCGGGCGCGTGTGCAGGGCAACAAGGACTGGCGAGCCCGTTCGGTTCTGGCGGCCGGTGACCCGCAGATGGTCCACTACGTGCGTGTGCAGATTCCCTTCGGGCCGGACAACCCAGTCCCGCACATCCCGGTGGACGCCATCATCGAGGTACAGCCTGCCGACCCGGACAGCAACTGGCAGCACGACGACGACCTCGGCGCGTACACCTTGCGTGTGCGTAACACGGTCAACAACTCCAACCCGTGGCTGCGCAACCTGCTCTGCGGCGTGGATGTGAGCGAGGCGTCTGTCGATGGCTGACTTCCGGTGGCACCACACGTACCGGCCCAAGAGCAGTAGGCGTTTCACCTATGACGACGGGGAGACGAGCCTGGCCCTGTGGGCCACGGACCAGATCAACCTGAAGTACGACGAGATCGTGGAGTTCTTCGGGATCGAGATGCTGACCGCACGCGAGAAGGTGCGTGCCCTCTCCCGTGTGGACACAGGACGGATGCGCTCGGAGGTAGAGTCCTACCGATTCTCCTCGCTGTCTCTGGTCGGCATCGAGTTCGGCTGGAGCGAGGGTAACCCGCACTACGCGCCGTACCAGGAGTTCGGTGTCCCCTCGCATAACATCAAGCCGATGCGCGCTGTGCAGCAGACCTACCACGAGGTCTGGGGCAGGACACGGACGGAGGTGGGTCAGTAGTGGCCAACCTGCGTGATTGGCAGAAGGCGATCCTCACGCGCCTGTATGAACTTCTCCCTCCCGAACAAGTCCACGAGGAGGGAGTGCCCGATGAGGCGGAGCTTCCGATGTACGACTCCCGAAGGGTGAAGCCGTACGTCGTCGCCTGGTGGGGGCAACGAGTGGATGGGGGCCTCGGCTTCAATTCACTCAGTGGTGTGCGCACAAACGCACACACGGTACCGTTTATCTTGCAGATCTGTGGTCCCACAGGTCCAGCAGTCAGGGATCTGGCCGAGGCTGTCAGTGACCTGTTGCTCGGGTTCAGACCTCTGGGCGAGGGAGAGCTGCGGGAGGACGGTGCTGGGACGATCCGGCAGCCTCTGGACATGTCGGGTGTCAACAGTCGATACCAGGTGCCCGTGGGATACAGCGGCACCGTAGACGTATAGAAGGAGGGCCACATGGCCGGAGAAGTCAAGATGCTGCCGCCCAACATCCGGGTGGACTGGATTCCGGTGACGGCGGTGGAGCCGGGCATCGAGGACGTGAACGCGCCCACCGCCGAGGAGCTGAACGCGGGCGAGAACATCACCTGCGCCATCACCTCCCCGGACTACACCCTCGGCTGGACCGAGCGGGACACGGACGACACCAAGTCCCTGTGCGACGACTCCAACGTCATGAACCCGATCTACAAGAACTACGAGGGCAACCTTACGTTCTTCCGTGACCGGGACAGCACGAACGCTCTGTCGGCGTACAACATCGCCTACGAGCTGTTCAAGACGCCGCTCCAGCAGGGCTACCTGGTCGAGCGTGTCGGCAAGCCGTTCGATGAGCCGTACGTGGACGGCGACGAGGTCTCGGTCTTCCTGTTCCTGAGCGGTGACCCCCGGACCCTGCACGAGGACGGTGTGCCGATCCGGATGCAGGTCCCGTTCTACGCCCAGGGCCGGTCCTCGGAGGGCATCGTCACCGTGGGCGGCGAGATCTCCTAGACTGGGACCCAGCCACAACAGCGGGGTGTGCGCGAACTCCCGTGTCGTTCGCGCACACCCTCTTGACACGGGTGACACGGAAGGAAGAGGACGAGCATGAGCGAGAACGAGAGCGGCCAGCTCACCGAGAAGCAGGTCGAAGAGCTGGAGAGCCTGAACCCGGACACCTTCGACCTGGACGAGTTCCTGGACCGTAAGTGGAACTTCCCCGCCTTCAGCGCCACCGTCTACCTGGACGGTGAGAAGGCCGGGCAGATCAACGAACTGGACAAGGACATCAAGCAGCTCCAGAAGGTGATCGAGGACAAGCAGAAGTCCAGCGGTCAGTCGGGCGTCGGCTCTCTCGGCGGGAGCTACGTCAGCACCCAGGAGGAAGAGGACCGCCTGGCTGACCTGCGCGCCGAGCGTGAGGAACTGGCCGAGGAGTTCCGCACCAGCTCGCTCAAGTTCGTCTTCAAGCTGTCCGAGCCGTCCGAGGACGTACACAAGCGGGCCACCGAGGCAACCAAGAAGAAGTTCCCCCAGGTCAAGGACCTGGACAAGGACAACGAGGCCGCGACCTACCGGGGTAAGTGCCTCATGCAGGCCACCATTCACGGCATCTACAACCACACGGGTGCTCGCTTCGGTGGTGAGCTGACGGTGGAGAAGCTGGACAAGCTCTACGCCCGGCTGGTGCCGAGCGAGCGCGGCAAGCTGGAAACCAACATGGTGCTGGCCATCTCGGGCGGTAACGTGATGCAGCGCGCGGCCGATGCCGGGTTTCCTGGCTGAGGTCCTGTCCAAGCCGCACAACCGCAACTTCCTCACTGCGGTGAAGACGGCGAGGTCCTGGAAGGTCCCTCCCCGGACGATGGTCTACGGTGACCAGCCCGGGGAGTGGACCCGAGAGGACGTACTGCTGGCCAACGCCCTGACTGTGCTGGAGAATGAGACGTGCCGCGAATGCGGCACACCTGCCTGGTGGGGCTACAGTACGGACAACCGCATCCTGTTCAAGACCGAGACCAGCCACTGCTACGGCTGTGAGGCACTGGAGAAGGAGCGGGACAAGAAGAGCAAGGACAAGAGCTACAAGGGCTATGGCGATACGCTGTACGCGGTGCCCTACAACTTCGTAGCCACCGACTCTCTGCCGACGAGGCGGGAGTCATACGAGAGCCGGAGGCAGTAGATGGCAGCGGGCTTCGAGGCCAAGGCGCGTATCACCGTCGATACCAGCCAGCTCGTCAGCGCCTCGCGTGAAGCTGCCCGCTCCATCGGTACACTCACGGCGGCCAGTCGGGAAGCCTCCGCCTCGCTCACCACGATGGAGCGCGCGGGCCGCAGTGCTGCACAGTCGCTGCGGCCCTTCGTCTCCATGATGCAGTCGGCGGCCAACGACTCGCGGAACACGGCCAGCGCCAACCAGCAGCTCTCCCAGGGCCTGCGGGAGAACGCGCAGGCGTTCAGCACGGCGGCCAACGCCTCGCAGTCCTTCTCTCAGACGCAGGTCATGACGGCCGGGTCCATCCGCCGCATGGCCCGAGAGATCGTGGACACCGACAACCGGCTGGAACAGATCCGCCGGGCGATGGACGTGGGCGCGGACGCCAGCGGTGAGCTGGACAACTCCTACCGTGTGCTCCGTCAGCGGCTCCAGGAGCTGCGCCAGGCGTACGACGCGCTGGACACCGAGCAGCGGGAAGCTGTCCGTGGCCAGATGAACCTCATCACCGCACAGCGTGATGCCAGCCAGGCGGCCAGGGACGCCGACGCGGCTGTGCGTGACCTGAACAAGCAGCGGATGGAGCAGGTTCGCATCGCGGTGCGCGCTGCCCAGGAGGAGGCCAAGGCCGCCGCCGCTGCCGACCGTGCCGCTCAGAAGCAGCGCGAGGTCGCACAGTCGGCGCAGCAGGCTGCGCAGGCACAGACGGCGCTCGGCCGGGCGGCCTCGGCCATGGCCGATGGTATGGACCAGGGCGCTCGCTCGGCCGGTGGTCTCGACGGCTCTCTGTGGGCACTGCGATCCTCGGTCGGTGAGATCGAGGGCATGCTGTTCAGCCTCCAGAACACCGCCATTCAGGTCACACAGGCGATGTGGACGAACTTCTCCACGCAGGAGATGGCCATCGCCCAGATCAGCCGTGTGTCCCAGGCCACGGTCACTGAGCTGGACGAGATCGTCGGCTCTGTGCGACAGATGTCGCGCGAGATCCCCATCGCCTTTGATGAGCTGGGCCGCATCGCCATGCTCGGCTCCCAGGTCGGCGTTGCCGACGAGGCACTGGTGGACTTCACCGAGACCGTGGCCTTGTTCTCGGCCACTTCCGAGGTCAGCGCCGAAGACACTTCAACGCTGCTGGCCCGTATCATGCAGCTCGCTGGGGTGGATGATTCCCAGGTCATGAACCTCGGCGCGGCCGTGGCCTACCTGGGCTCGAACTCGGCGGCCACGGATGCCGAGATCTTGACCACCATCGAGTCCATCGCGACCATCGGTAACCAGGCCGGGCTGAGTGAGACGGCGATCATCGGCCTCGGTGGCGCGATGGCCTCCTTGCGCATCCGGCCCGAGCTGGCCCGAGGCGCAATGCAGCGTGTCTTCAACCAGCTCGAACAGGGCGCTCGTGGTAGCGGCAACGAGATGGAGCGGTTGAGCGAGATCACGCAGATGAACCAGGACGCACTGGTGGGTCTGCTGGAGGAGGGCGAGAACAGCGACCAGTTCTTCTTCACGATCATCGAGGGCCTGAACCGGATGCACGAGGAGGGCACCAACCTGGTGCCTGTGCTCCGTGAGATGGGCATCATCAACACCCGTGACGTGGACGTACTCGCACGACTGGCGGCCAACTGGGACGTGCTGCGCAAGTCGGTGGGCGACGCCAACACGGCGTTCAGCGAGGGCACCTACCTGTACGAGGAGTCGGATCGGATCTTCAACACGCTCACGGCGCGTGTGCAGATCATGACCAACGCCTGGCAGGAGTTCATGTTCAACGCCTTCGAGGCGGTGGCCCCCTTCGTCACCAAGCTCGTGGAGGCGACTACGGCGGCCCTGCGGTTCGCTGACTCCATTGGAGCAGCCCCAGTGGTGGGCTTCGCTGCTCTGGCCCTGGCCGGTGCCGCAGCGCTCGGCACGCTGGGCATCGCGGCCACGACGGTGACCCGGGGAATCCTGGCCCTGCGTACCGCTCAGATCGCCGTACAGCGGTCGATGATGGCTACCACGACCACGACCGTAGCCAACACCGCAGCGACCGCAGCGAGCGCCACAGCGCAGCGCGGACTGGCTGCCTCTACCGCCGCCACCGCTGCGGCCATGCGGGCGGCCGTGGCCGCATCTCCGCTGGCGTGGCTGGCCGGACTCGCCGCCGCTGTCGTGGGTGTGCAGGCTGCCTTCGATGCCTTCGGGGACAGTACGAACTACGCCCGCGAGCGCTTGATCGAGGCCAACCGGACGCACATCGAGGCAGCCGGTGGTCTGAGTAGTCTCCAGGACGCCATCAAGGATGACACCGAAGCCTGGCGCGAGGCGCAGGTGGCCGCCGGACAGCACCTGGACGCACTAGACGCGAACACCAGTGCGTACTCTCGTGCTGCCCAGGAGCTGATCGAGTACTCCGCCTTCCGCACCATGTCCGCTGCGGAGGGTATCCAGGCGGCCAACGACGAGAAGGACGCGGCTCAGGAACTGGAGCGCGCACAGCGAGGTGTGGCCGGTGCGCTGACGGAGATCGGCACCAGCACCAGCGACGCCACTGCCGGTCTGGGAGATGTGGGCTCGGCTGCCGGTGAGAGCCGTGGCCAGGTCAACAGCATGTTCGAGGCCAACGAGAACCTGCGCCAGTCGATGGAGGACTCGACCACTTCCTACGACGACGCGCGAGTTGCGCTCGGGCTGATGTCCTATGAGTGGGGCGCGGCCGTGGTCAACTCGGCCCTCCTGGAGACGAGCAGCTACAACAGCGCCGAAGCCCTGCGGGAGATGCAGGAGGCGGGCGTGGACATGGGCCGTGCCCTGGCGCTGGAGATGAGCGAGGCCGGGGCCGGGGCCGACTACCTCAACGACCGGGCCGACGAGCTGTTCATGACCATGAACCCGTTCGAGAAGCTGTGGTCGGGCTTGGCCTACTGGCTGAACAAGCTGTCTGGCGGCTTCATCGACCTGCGCACACAGACCGGCACCGTCGTGGACGACATCCGGGACCTGGCCAGCGCCACCGAGTCCATCAGTGCGGCGGCCGAGTCGGCGGTGGAGTCCGAAGAGATCCTGCTCCAGACCACGTTCGAGCTGGCAGATGGCACACAGGTCGCTGCCTCCGAGCTGGCCAACATGGACGCCGAGGCTCTGATCCTGGAGGACACCATCTCCGGGCTGGGCATCACGGTCGAGCAGCTTCGTGAGGGGTTCGCGTCCTTCATCGACCCCCTGGAGCTGTGGAACACCACGCAGCAGGAGGCGCAGGCCGCAGCCGAGAACACCAACCTCAGCCTGTTGGAGATGGAGGGCGGCTTCGAGTCCTACCTGACCAAGATGGAGGAGGCCGCCGCGTCCCAGATGAACTGGGCGCAGAACCTGCTCCAGTTGGCGGCCGATGGCGTGCCTGCCGAGGTCATCGCGGGCCTTACCGAGATGGGTGTGCAGGGTGCGGACATCGTCCAGGGCCTGGTGGATGCCTCGGACGAGGACGTAGCCCGCTTCGTCACCTCGTGGCAGATGGGTGGCGGGGCGATTCTCGACAGCTTCTCCATCGTGTTCAGTGAGTTCATGGTCCAGGCGGCGATGGCCGGTGACCAGGGCGGTATCGACTTCGTCAACAACCTGCTGGAGAAGGTCGGCACAGGCGAAATCTCCATGACCGAGGCTGTGGACCGCATGACCACCTACGCCGCAGAGGAGTTCGACAACGCCGACCCGACCCTGGAGTTCTACGGTGACGCGACCGAGGCCCTGGAGGAGATGAACACTCTCCTGGAGGAGATCCGGGACGCTATCGAGACGGCCAACGCCGAGAGCGTGGTCGAGCCGACCTGGAGCAGCGGCGGGTTCTGGAGTGCGATCACCAGTTGGTGGTCGGGGGTCAAGGACTGGTGGAACCGCAGCGTCGAGCTGAACGTCACCCCCAACGTCAACTCCGGCCTGTACGGTTCGCAGGGCGGCGGCCTGCCCCGCAAGGATGGCGGCTGGGTCAGTGGGCCTGGGGGCACACGCCAGGACAAGATCCACACCATGCTGTCCGACAAGGAGTTCGTGGTCAACGCGCGCTCGGCGCGTGAGTTCGCGCCTCTGCTGGAGTGGATCAACAGCCAGAACGGTGGCGGTGGGGCACAGATGCTCGCCCCGAACTTCGTGCCTGAAGACATCTTCCGACTGCCCCGCCGTTCGTTGCAGTCCATGCGCGATTCGGTTCCGATGGGCGTAAGCCGTAGTCTGTCCACAGTACGGCGGCCGGACACCAGAGGCTGGAGCATGACGATCAACAACCACTTCCCGCAGGCCGAGCCCACGTCCGTGACGGTGAACCGTGGCCTGGCCTACGTGGCGGCCCTGGACGGGGTGGACTGATGCTCGAATACACCATCGAGGGCTTCAACCTGCACCAGCCCGAGCTGGGGTTCTACCTGCTGGAGGGCAGCAGCTACGCCTCGGAGATCTCCCCGCGCCGCGTGAACCTGGAAGTGCCGGGTGTGCATGGGGAGATCCCGCAGTGGAACGACCCGCTCTCCAGCACCAACGTGGTCTTCAACGTGCGTGTGCGAGAGGCGAACCCGGAGAGCCTGCGGCAGAAGTGGCAGTACCTGCGCGCACTCATGCGTACGGGGAACAACAACCCGGTCACAGTACGGCGACTGGAGTCCGGTCAGGTCCTGTCCGCACAGATGCAGTTGCTGTCGATGAGCGAGCCCGACTTCTACTGTGCGGCCGGGATGGTCACGACCACCATCATGCTGCACAACCCCTCGGGGAGATGGTCGGCCATCAACACCACGGAGCAGGAGCTGGCCATTCCCGGCACAGACCAGATCCTGACGGCTGCCGCCGCTTCCAGCGGCCCGATCACCGATGCCCTGGTGCGTGTGCGTGGCCCTGTCTCCAGCATCATGGTGCGCGACAACACCAACGACACCGGGTTTCAGTGGCAACTCAGTCCCACGATCAGCTCGGGCCAGTACCTGCTGGTGGACTGCGGTTCGTTCACGGCCTGGCGCAACACCACCAACGACTGGGAGCAGCGAGGCTCGGACGTCAGCTCTGGGCTGCGCACGATAGGTAACGGTATGCTGAGCTTGGTCTCTCTGCCGTCCTTCGTGGTCGGGAACAACAGCAGTTCCGTCACAGTGTCGGCAGCAGGTACATCGAGCAACACCGAGCTGCACGTGTTGGCCCGGCAGACGCACATCTAGGAGGAACTGTGGCTTTCCAGAACACCCTGTTCAACGTCGCTCTGGACGCGATGGCGGGGGCCATCACGTCGATCTCCCTGCACGAGTCGGACCCCGGCAGCACGGGGGCCAACGAGGTGTCCGGCGGAGCCTACGCCCGACAGACGCCGTCCTGGGGTGCGGCGACGGCCGGGGCCGTGGCCATCGACACCCCGGCCCAGTTCGACATCCCCGGCGGCAGCACCGTGGCCTACGTGGGTCTGTGGAGCGCTGGTCCGCAGTGGGAGGGGTCCATCATCCTGGACAACTCCGAGGTCTACGCTGGTGACGGCACCTTCACCCTGACCCAGCTCTCCATCACCGCGTCCAACGCCTAGTCCTAGGAGGCTGCCGTGGCAATCACGGTCCGTAACAGCCTCTCCGGGCCTGATGGCACGCAGCCGACGACGGGTTCCATCGCCGCTTCGGGCACGCCAGCCACTGCCTTGGAGAGTCCGGCGTCGCTGGTCTACGACGACACCTACTCCTTCAACGGCCTGACCTCGATCAACTTCCGATCGAGCTACGCCCGGGACGATACGGGTCGGATCACCTTCCCGTTGCCCCCGGGCACCTGGTCTGTGCGCTTCTACGTACGGCCGTTGCCGTTGACTAACCCGTTCGACATCAACGACTACCGCCACCTGTTCACGTTCGGTTCGTTCACGATCGTGATGCGGGAGTCCTCGGCACGCAACATCGTGTCCAGACTCCAGCACGAGGACCTGGCGGCAGCCAATGTGGTGGGTGTCGAGACGGGCAACTCGGTCAACTTCAACCAGCTTCTGCGGTACGAGATCACCTACGACGGGGACCGTGCGGTTACCTGTCGGGTCTACGCCGGGAACTCCACCACGGGATTCCGGCAGAACGCCTTCGACCTCAGCACCTCGGCCACTGAGTTCACGCTGTCCGGATACCGCTGGTACAAGTACCAGACGCTGCGGTTGGGGGACAACGACGCCAACACGGGCGGTCAGGTCACCCCCTACCAGGAGAAGCTGCTCGTCTGGAACCCCAACATCCTGCCCAACTTCGGTGCGGATGGTGACTACGGCGGTGAGACGCGGGATGCCACCGTCGCTTTCCAGCAGGCATACGACTTGCTGGTGGACGGTGAGGCCGGTCCCGAAGTCCAGAGTGCCCTGGATCTGGTAGTGGCCCGCACCAGCAACCCGGGCTTCTACCCCGTGCCCATTCGCATCGGCGGAGTGGCTGTGGCGGACACGGGCACCTACATCGGCCCGATGACTGCTGTGGAGGGGCAGGGCTCGGCGGGCCTGTCCTTCACCGCAGACACAGCAGAACACAAGGGCAGCGCCGTGCTGCTCAACGCCCCTGTGCTCTTCGATACGCAGACGGGTGCCCTGCTCGACCGCAGTGGTTCCGGCACGGGAGCTGTGGTCTTCGAGGGGCAGGAAACGCACACCCACGACGTGTCGGGTGATGGTGCGGGGGGTGTGCTCTTCGGCGGCCAAGCCGCAGGCACCAAGAACGTCGAGGCGGCGGCCGAAGGGGGTGTGCGTTTCACGGGGCACGCCCACGGTGAGGACACATCCGGCGGTGTAGCCGATGGAGTGTTCACCGTCAGCGGGCAGGTGGTCGGTACGAGCACCCGTAGCGACGCTGTGAGCGGCGCTGTGGCTTTCGCAGGCACTGGAATGGGGGAACGGACCTCGGAAGGCTCTGCGCTCGCCTCCGTGGCGTACAGCGGCCTTCTCCAGTGGCAGCGCACCAGCTCGGGCGCAGGCTCCGAAGCCATCACGGTGGCTGGGGCCTCGGCCGGGCACCGGGGAAGCCTCGATGCGGCCTCCGCAGGGGCCGTCTTTGGCGGTTCCGCTGCGGGAACGTCCGGCAGCGCGCGGTCGATCAACGCTGAGGTGGTCTTCGAGGGCGGTGGCCAGGGTGCGGCGGCGCGTGAGGGGTCCGCCGATGGTGTGGTGACCTTCCTGGGTGAGGGCGTGGCCACCAAGCACACCGAGGACCAGGGTTCGGCGGCCGTGGTGTTCGGTGGCAGCGCCTCGGGCAGCTCCGAGACCATCCTGCCGGACATCGTGCGCACCGGTCTGCGCTACCGACTGATCGCCTACGCCCCGGACGGCGAGCGGTTGGGGCAGTTGCCCATGCCGCTGAGCTGGAACGCCGGGATGCCGCTCAACGACCTGCCGTCGCTGGCTCTGGACTACCCGGACCATGTGGCCGGGGCCTCCTACCTCGACACCGTGTGCGAGGTGGCGCTGGAGCTGGCCCCGCTGGACGACCCCAACTACGTGGAGCCGCCGAACTGCCGCTTCCTGAACCTGCGCGAGCAGTCGGACCCCACCGACCGTACGGGGATCGTGCGCTACTCCATGCCGCACTACGGTTGGATGCTGCGCAAGGTCCGCAACATGAACACGGCGTCGTTCAACGAGGAGGGCAAGCGCCCCTTCGCCGCCGCCACGCCGGGCTTCATCCTGCGCACGTTCATTCAGGAGGCCAAGGCCCGAGACAACATCCCGGGCCTGGACTTCGACTTCACGGACACGCGCGACTCGGCCGGACAGCCCTGGTCGATGAACCTCACGCTCATGTTCGATGCCGGGCAGGACCTGTGGTCCATCCTGGACGCCTTGAGCAACCAGGGTGTGTTCGACTGGCGGTTCAACAAGCGCACACTCCAGGTCTACAACCTGGACACGGTGCTGGACGCGGACCGTACTGAGGAAGTCACGCTGCACATGCAGCGGGACTTGCTGGCCGCACCCAACGACGGTACGTGGGAGGCCCTGGCCTCGCGCATCTTCGTCATGGGTGACGGCGCGCGGGCCACGGTGACCAACCTGTCGTCCTTCCAGCCCTGGGGTGTGTGGGAGGAGGCCATGAACCAGAGCGGCGTGACCGACTCGGGCACGCTCATCGCTCTGGCCCAGGCCCGGCTCTCCCAGACCACCGGTCGGCGCGTGCAGATGACGCGGGAGATCGCCTTCCCGACCACGCTGTACCTGCCGCTGATCCACTACTTCCCGGGCGATCACATCACCGCGCCGGGCGAGGACGGCACCAACCAGAACCTGCGTGTGCGTCAGATCACGCTGACCTCGGACCAGAGCCAGGGCGTCACCGGCAACCTGGTGCTCAATGACCGGTTCATCGAGCGTGACCTGCGCAGACAGCGCACCCTGGACTCTCTGACCACCAGTACCGGCACCCCTGGCGGCGGCGGTGGCCAGCCTAGCGAGGACACGCGCACTCCCGCTGTACCGCAGGGGCTGGTCTTGTCCTCGGACACCTACATCGACAACCGAGGGGAGGCCATCGGACAGATCAGCGTGGGCTGGCTGCCGGTGACCGAAGCCACCAACGGCACGGACATGGACATCCGTCGCTACGAGGTGTGGATTCGCCATGCAGTGGCATCTGGCGTGTGGCAGCTTGCCACAGTGGTGGACCACCCTGACACACAGGCGTTCCTGTCGCCCTTCGACGTGGACGAGCTGTATGACGTGCGTGTGCGCGCTGTTGGACGCAACGAACGGCGTGGTGCCTTCACTCCGACGCAGACGATCCTCATCGACCCGGACGAGGAACCGCCGCCGCCGCCCACTGACCCAGTACTGAGCACACGACTGGGCGTCATCCAGGCGTACTGGGACGGGCAGGGTGCGGGTCCGATCCCCATGCCCCTGGACTTCGACCACGTCCAGGTGTGGATGAGCGCCGACCCGGTCAACGACTTCGAGCGCATCGACACCCTCTACCGAGAGGGCTCGTCCGTGGTGCCGAACCAGCCCTACGGTGAGCTGCGCTACTTCTACTTCGTGGCCGTGGACCGCTCGGGCAATGAGTCCGAGCCCTCGGGTGTGCAGTCGATCGCCACTGACCAGCTCGTGGCCACGGATGTCTCGCCCGGTTCCATCGGCTATGAGCTGCTGGAAGAGGGTGCGGTCCGTGACGATATCCTGGCCGACGATGCGGTACGCAACCGACACATCGCTGCTGGCCAGATCACGGGTGACAAGGTCCGTGCCTACTCCATCACGGCCGACCGGATCGCTGTTGGCAACACCAAGAACCTGCTCACCGACCCGAACATGCAGGACGCCGACCTGCGTGCGCTGCGCCGGTCCATCAGCGAGGCAGGCTCAGACGCCCAGTGGAACTCGCACACCACGCCCACAGGTGAGAATGGCATCAGCCTGCCCTACTCCGTGGGTGACGGTACGTATCGGTACTACTACATCCAGAGCGTGGATGCGGAGTCCCTGAATGACCCGCACGCAGGTATCCAGGTGGATCAGGACCTGGGTCGCTTCATCTTCCGTGCCCAGGTCAGCTCTTCTGGTCAGCCTGCGGGCAGCTCGGTCACGGTCGCTGGGTTCGTGCGCTTCCTGAACGTCAACGGCAACCTGATCGAGCAGCCAAGCAGCACTCCGAACTTGGTCTTCGCAGGTAACGGTTCGTCCCAGGTGATCTCGACCAACGGAGCAGCGATTCCCGAGGGTGCCTTCTCGGCCATCGTGTACTTCCGGGTTGTGCTCAGTGGGATGCCCGTCGATGCTGGTGGCCTACTGACCGTTATCAAGCCCTTCGCGGCCACGACCAACGGTCAGGTTCTGATCGAGGATGGCGCGATCAGCGCCAACAAGATCCAGGCCAACGCTGTCACGGCCGACAAGATCAACGCCGGGGCGATCACCGCCGAGCACATCCAGGCCAACGCCATTCAGACGTCGCAGCTCGACGCCGACGCCATCACCTCGAAGCACACCATCACGGGTGCGACGATCCAGACGTTGTCCTCGGCCAACCGTGGCGTGAAGATGACGTCCTCGGGTCTGTTCGCCTACGACATCAACGGCAACGAGACCTTCAGCGTCTCGTCCTTCTCAGGCAACGTGGTGACGACTGGTACGTACCGGTCGGGTCTGAGTGGTCAGAACCGTATCGTCATCTCGGACACGGCCACCTGGGCTTCCAACCCGGGTCTGACCATGTACTCGGGGTACTCAGGAGCGCGCGATTCCTCATTGTTCCTCACCGTACCCAACGACGGCTCAGGCTTCGGAGACTTCTCGGTCGCACTTACCGGGTCGGAGGCTACTCGAAACAACTCCGGGCGCACTGACCTGGTCTTGGCCCACGGTAACGGTGGTGGAGCATACCTGCGGTACCAGTTCGGCAGCTATGGTGCCATCGGTATCGAGTTCTCGACGTGGAACATGTTCATCCGGGGCCGGATCACCAGTGGTCAGGGATCTCATGACACCATCATCTGGGGACAGAGCGGCAGCACCAGCTCGGGTACGACCAACTGGGAGTTCCCGTACGGCTCGAACTCCCCGAACGGGGACCGGCTGGTTATGGCCACCGGCTACGGTAACAACTCACTGGGCCGTGAGGTCAACGCCACCGTGACCACACAGAACACCGGCAACTTCTACGCTGTGAGCAGCAGCAGCGGCAGCCACCGCCTTCAGTATGTAGCCTTCTGGGTGGACCAGAACATCTAACGAGGGGGGACGATGGCGCTCTACACCCGGGTCGAGTTCGTAGAACAGCGTGTGGAAGGCAGGAACGTACTCGACCGCATCATCATGCGCAACGACGAGGGCAGTGCGTTCACGCCGGATGGCCAGCCACTGCACTGGGTTCGTGAGATCCCAGTCCAGGCTCTGGGCAACCGCACTGAGGTATTCGGTCTGACCGGCAACACTCAGGCGCTGGAGTACATCGGTCGTGCTCTTCAGGACCCCGAAGCCGATGACTTCGCTGCGCGCACTGTGTACCCGGCCTACACCGATTTCGTACAGGCAGAGTGCAGGGCTGTGCTCAACGGGGCGCAGCCTCTGCCTCGCGGTAACAGCCCCCGGGCACAGGCCCGGACGCTCATGGCCGTGGACAACGCCGTTCCGTCACTTCCCACAGAGAGCCTGGACAAGGCGCGGGCTGTGGCCAAGGACCGTGTGCGCCTCTCCTCTACCGCCGCTGGTCGCTCGATGCTGGCAACGTTTTCAGCACCGGTAGAGCACCCTGCTGCCGCTGCACTGAACTGTACGGACGAGGTTCTTCAGCAGGTTCTGACGGCTGCCGACAAGGTTGCTGACATCATCGAAGCCTTCCGCCTTGACACCGTTTTCAACGCTGCTCCGTTCTTCCAGGAGGCGTTGATGAACGGTTCTACCAACAGTTAGGGTGTATTTGTACGTATTCGCAGGGGGACGGCCATGAAAACCAATAACCAGTCGGGCACGCAAGTCGATGCGATGATGGTCATCGAACAGTTGAGGGAACAGCTTTCTCAGGTCCAGTACGATCTCGCCATCGCACACGCCCGGCTGGCTCAGTACCAGACACGGGAGACCCATGACCTCGCAGAGCCCGTCCGCAGCGATGATTGAGGCCAAACACCTGACCGACAGGTTGGCCAACCTCCACAAGGACCTCGTGGAGATGCGCAAGGAGGTTCGGGACAGCCTGAACCAACGCGTCACGCACGCGGAGATCGGAGCCTTCACCCAGCTCATGGATCTTCGGCTGAAGAACATCGAGAAGCTGGTCGATGACCTCGAAGAGGACTTCAAGGATCGTGCGAACCGCATCGAGCAGGCGCACAAGGAGGATGTGGACGGCCGCAAGAAGATCATCTATCTCCTCCTGGCGGCCTTCTTTACGGCGATCGGTACCATCATCGTCCAGGCCATCATGTAGGAGAGACATGGAAGAGAAGCAGGAGCCGGAGGTCGTGGCCGTCACGGCTTCCGAAGAGGGGGACTGGCTGTCCGAGAAGTCAGCGCAGATCGCGCGCAGGCGCGCGGACTACCAGAGCGTCGATACCGTGTGCGACGCCTGCCAGTAGGAGGATTCATGGCACTACCGGAGAACTTCATCAGGAGGGATGACCTGGGCTGGGGTCTGACTGGCGCGTCCTACGCCAATCTGACCCAGGGCCTGGTCATCCACTACGACAGCGGCAACCTGGGCTTGGCCAACAAGCCGCACAGCGCGTGCATCGAGTACTGGCACAACACCCGTCGCTTCCACATGGGCTCGGCGCGAGGCTGGGCGGACGTGGGCTACTCGTTCATGAGTTGCCCTCACGACTACATCCTCGAAGGCCGAGGGATCGACCGCCAGCAGGCGGCTCAGCCTGGCGGGAACGCCTCGCACTACTCGGTGACGCTGGCCACTGGTCCCGACGAGGAGATCCCGGACGCCCAGATCAACTCGGTGCGGCGGCTGCGCAAGTGGCTGATCGAGGACCACAACAACCACCCGCGTGTGCTCGGGCACAGGGACTTCATCTCGACGTCCTGCCCTGGTGACAAGGCGTACGCACTCGTCAAGAACGGGACCTTCGCACAGGAGCCCGGCGCTATCTCGGAGGTAAGCGACATGCTCGGACTCAAGAAGGGCGACAGCGGCAACGCCGTCAAGCTTCTCCAGCTCAAGCTCAAGAACATCGGTGGGGAGGTGGCCAAGGCGCTGCTCTACCCCGGCGGTCCCGTGGACGGCGTGGACAGCGACTACGGCGACGCCACCGCCGAGGCCGTGCGGCTGGCCCGCAAGAGCGTCGGGAGTGCGGCCAAGGCTGGCTGGGGCGACACCATGACCCCGGACGCCTGCGAGCAGGTGGACCGCGCCTACAACCGCACCCAGACGCGCAAGGTCATCGAGGACATGAACCTCGGTGGGGGCAGCGGAGATGGCTCCCTGCCCACGGAGTTCGACGCGACGATCAAGGTGAAGTAGATGACGCATCAGATTCCCGAGCCCCGACGCGAGGGCGACACGTACCGCGAGATCACCGCTCAGAAGGACGCTGCGAACCGAGGATGGCGGACCCTGGGTCAGGCCATCGGCGCGTCCGTCCTGACCTTCCTGGGGGCTGTGGGGGCCGAGCTGGCGGTCCCTGGCTTCAACCTCGACTGGGAGCTGCTGGCGGTCGGCGGTGGCATCGCCATCCTGACGCCGGTCCTGGCCTGGCTCCAGCGCCGGACTGGCAAGTAGAGAACGCAGAGAGCCCCCTCCGCACAGGAGGGGGCTCTTCGCTATCCGAGGACGATCTGCTGGTTCTCCGACGCCCGGGGCAGACGTGCGCGCCTGCACTCGGGGCACCAGATGCTCTGGTCGCTGCGCTTGGTGTTGCTAGCCACGCGCCAACC